TTATAATGGAATGGAATCGAATTTTAGATTGATTTCAATATCATCCTCATAAATCATAACAGATTCAACATAGTTATCAATAAATTGTTTTACTTCTGATAAATTTCTATCTAGAACATGTTTACGTTGCTCCTGTAGCTTTTTATCAATTTGATCTGGAGTAATGGTTTGTGATTCAAGTTTTATTTTTGTTATTTCATAGTCATATTTTAACCTTTTAGATTCTTCATCTAATTCAGTAAGTTTTTGTTTAAAGATAGGTTGGTCATAACCTTTGGTGATTGCACTTATTATATTGTTTTGCTCAAAGGTTATTTCATTAAACCTTGCTTTAATGATTTCAAGCTTCTTATTCTCATTATGCTTTTTATTCTTCATGTACTCATTTAATTTAACGCTCAAAGAGTGGAGAGCTTTCTTAGAAAAAATATTTTCTATGAGTTTTTCAAACACCTTTTCTTCAATAAAGGATTTATCAATCTCTTTATTATCACATCTGCCATTACACCTGTATTTTACATATAACTGGCCAGAACCATTATGTTTCCTGTTACCACAATATACTTTACCGCAGTTACCACAATAGATGAGACCACTTAAGAGATATACTTCTTTTGCTCTTGTAGTTCGCTTTTTTAAATTCATTTTTTCTTGAACTCGGATAAATAAATCTGTATCAACTATCTGAGGGATTCCCCCTGTTATTCTTATTATTTCATCTTCAGGTTTCCGGGAACGATTATTCCTTTTACCATCAATGCTCCTGCTTTTCCTTTTATTAAATGTATATATGCCAGCATATTTTTCATTACGTAATATTTCATGGAGGGAAGTTTTGGTAAATTTTTTATTAAACCTTGAAGTTACACTGAGTTTATCTAGTTCGTTAATAATATCCTCATATTTTGTTCCGTCTGCATACCTTTTGAATATAAAATTAACATATTGTGCCTCCTGATCATTTATCATATATAATTTAGTCACCGGATCAACAGAGTACCCAAAAGGAGCATATCCACCATTAAATCTACATTTGTATGCATTTTCCTTAAGGCCTTTCATTGTTTCCTGAGCTAGGTTAAGAGAGTAGTATTCTGCAAAACTTTCAAGTATACCTTCCATGAGCTGACCTTCTGGAGTACCATCTATAGGTTGGCCAGAGAATACAACTCTTATATTACATTTCCTTAAGGTATATTTATTAATTGCTGATTCAATTCTGTTTCGTGCGAATCTATCAACTTTGTGGCATATAACAATATCGAAAAGTCCAAGCTTGGCATCGTTAATCATTTGCTGGAATGCAGCTCTATCATCCGTTTTCCCAGATACTGCTTCATCTATATAATCTTTAATTATTTCTATATCATGCCTTTGTGAATAGTTGTGATTTTCTCTTATCTGAGCTTCAATACTTTCCTCACGCTGCATATCAGAACTATATCTGTTGTATGTTACACCCCTCATTAGGATCCTCCTTTGTTTCAAAAAAATAAAAAACCCAGATGCATAAAGCACTGGGTTTCGTGGAACCTCTTTATTGAATCTCAAAAGGATTTCTTGGGTTTCTGTTTATATATTATCAAACATATGTTTGGATGTCAATATTATTTTCTTTTCCAAATTGGTACAATAATTGTTATAGCAAGGCCAGCTATTCCAATTAATAAATTGACGGTATTACTAATACTACTTACTGTACCGGCAAAATATAAAAAAAGTAGAAAAATAGAAACTGTACATGTTAAAAAAACTTTGTTTTTTAAAAATTTTAAAATTACATCCCAATAAGATTTTATTGGAGTATGTTTTGTATTAATAATAATATGTTTATGGTGCTTTAGTACATTTATCATGTCTATTAATTCTTTAAAGAGCTTATCATTTTTATCAATAAATGATTTTATTTCATCATCATTAAGACATTGTTTATCAGTTGCTTCAAAATAATTTGTTGAGTCATATATTTTTATTAGTAAAGAAATAAAGTTGGATAATCTACATGTCTCATTATTATTGGAAAAGCTTATAGACTTATCACTAATTATATCTATAATATCTTTTAAAAGGTTAATGTTTTTATTATCATAATCAAATATAAATGAACTTTGCATATTTGCGAGAATTCTATAGAATTCTCTTGTAATTTTATTTTTGCAATGGCGTGATTTTAATACCATAAATTTTTTTGAAAGAAAATTAGCATTATTGAATTTATCAATTTGCATATTAAGATAGTATAGTAAAATGAAAATTCTATCATTTTTGCTATTCTTTGATAATGGATCGAACTTATCTAAAATAAGTATAAAAAAGAAAAAAATTATTTCAGTCAAAATACCGAAAGTGTAGTATACGCCCCAATTTTTAGATTTTATAAAGTAGCCATATAAACCATATAACATAATTAGAAGACTAATACACATAAGTATCATGGAGAAAAAGTAAAAAATAATTTGTCTAGTTATATATTTATTAAATTTGTTAATGAGTGGCTCACCGCCAAGTTTATTTAAATAGTAATTAGTATCAAACATAATTCACCTCATTTGTTAATTTGGGTTGGTGCTCGGAGGCTCTCAAACCGGTCGCATATTTTGACAAGTTTCAACATAATACATTAAAGTAAAGGTTTACCTTTGAAGGTCATAACAATAGCCCAACGCAATATTGGGCTTGTCCTATGACTGTCTTAGTTTTACAATCTCAGTTGGTATATTAGTTGCTCTGGATATTTGCTCATATGTAAAATTCTCATATATTGTTATGTCGGGAATAAGTAGATGTGCTGCGAAGGTATTTGCTTCAATTTCTATTTTATTTGTAAGAAATAGAGTATAGTTCTTTATAAATCTGCAATTTGTGTAAGGATGCATAATAGCATGTCCTAGTTCGTGTGAGCATACGACTGTAAGCTCGTCAGGGAAATCAGAGTTAAGGAAAATAAACTTGTTACGTTTTATAAGCTCATAGCATCCTTTTATTTTCCCTAAAGGCCTTTTTACAATGTTTATACCCAGGTAGTCAGCAAGGTCATAAGGATTATTAGTGTTATATTTTTTAATTAACTTAACAGCTTCATCTTTGGGGTTCAAAGAATCGCCTCCCTATTAATTACGACCAGAAAACCCATGTATAAAATTATTTATCATCCTTCCTATATTTTTTAGGGGTATACTTTTTCTTGTTTATCTTCTTTGCTAATATAAGTGCATCTCTTAAAGCATTTTTAAAGAGCTCCACGTCTGTCTCGTCTATATCTTCACCATTGTAGGCGGCAAAACCTTGACCAGGGTTATGCTCCATGTCTTCCATCATTTTATTAAGGTCTTTTTCTATTGACTTCATATCGTGTACTGTAATTTCAGAAATAGTATCAGGTGAATCAGATAATCCCAACAAATAATCTAGTGAAACACTAAAATATTTGGCTATCTTAGCATAATCCTCAGCTGTTTTAGGCTGACGTTTACCAGATTCGTACATGGACATTGTTGATTCACTATATCCAAGTTTTTCGCCAAGTTCTTTTAAAGTAAGATTATTTTTTATTCTTAATTGTTTTATTCTATCCTTAAATGTATTCACAATGTACCCCTCCATATCTTAGATAATTATACTTTACTCTTAGTAAACTTTCAACTTTACACATTATATGCAGGAGATCATAAAAACTTTACACTTAGTAAAAATATTTTTAAAATATTGAATAAAACACTTGACTATGTGTAAAGATAATAGTAGAATAAAATTACACAAAGTAAAGTGACGAGGAGGTGAGTTGGCATGGGTAGAGTTAAATTTAAGAATCTTAAGGACGTAAGAAATAGTTTAAACCTCACACAGCTTGATGTTGCTAAGTCCTCAGGTATTACAGAGGCACACTATAATCTTATTGAAAACGGAAACAGAAAACCATCACTAGATGTAGCATATAAAATTGCAAATGCTCTTAAAATATCTATGGATGATTTTTTTATACTATTAAACTTTACTAAGTGTGAAGAAGTATCATAACTAGTATGTGTGTTTTACAGAAATTTAATAAAAAGAAAATATGGGTTTCGTGGAAAAGGGTGAGATGGGGCAATAAATGGAGGTATAGAAGATGTTTGAGAATATGAATGATTTCCGTTGCCCTAGATGTAACAAGTTATTATTCAGATACAAATTAAAAGGATCTCTTGAAGTTCAAGTAAAGTGTACCAGATGCAATACAATAGCAGTTTTAAAGGAGGAAAAATCGTGAAGATAATAATTTCACGGGATGGAGGACAAGAAAAAAGAAGAGAGAACACAGGCGCAACATTTAAAGAAGAACCAGCTATTAAGTTTCTAGCAAGTCTCTTTGAAGATGAATTTATAGAAGGGAAGGGGGCAAAGGATTGATTAAGTCAGTGATAACAACCTGGGGTGGATGCCATAAAACAGAAGAAATGCTAATACCGATTTGTATTGGAGAGGAGAGAGGGGGTTACTGTAACACTAGAAGGCATGACAGAATGCTTCCAGTAGGTCATAGGCTTAGAGGATATGAAGAATAGGGGGGATAGAGATGGATAAGAGTTTAGAACAGCGTGTTGAGGAACTTGAAAAAAAAGTGGCTGAACTTGAAGAGCGAATTCAAGCACAGCCATTGAAAGATATCATCGAAGCATTTGAAACGTTAAAAAAAATTACTTTAAAAAGCTGAAGCATTAAGTAGTTTTTTCATTGTTTTTAGAAATCATAGCTGCACACAAATTTACTATTGTTACTAACATTCCTTCAAGTAAATCATTTGAGCTATTGTCTTTAGAATCTTTATGGTTTTCTTGGAGCATTTTGTCAACAAGTTCATAGCCGTACCTTTGTAATTCTTCTCTGGACATAAACATTCACCTCCCTTCCAACAAAATATTAACACTAATGGAAGAGAGAGACAAGTAAAGGAGGGATAACATGGATCATGCAATAGAAAGCCTTCAGAGTTTTATTGATGCAGTATTTGATTATGATTTCCTACCAGAGTGGAAGAGTGGTGATTATAAGAAATATTCTGACTGCCCAAGTTATGCGGAGCTGAAAGCTCTGGTTGACGCAAGTAATATCATGCGTAAATACATAGGATGGCAGCCATTAAGGATTAAAGATATGGCTGAACATTAATAAAGATACGGAGGGATAAAAAGTGTCCTATATAGGCATCTGTTGTGTGTGCTTTAAGCCAATTAAAGAAGATGAAGCTATACAGTTGAGAGAAGATGGACCTAGTTTCCATAAGGAATGTGTTGAACAGCATCCGGATAACCACTATGTAAGACTAGAGAAAAATAAAAGCGGAGGGGAAAGAAGTGGAAAACAAATCTGATGTTATTAAAAACAAAAGTATTGCAACTTTAGGTGATGGGGAAGTTTTCATAAAAAGAACATCCACAGGGGCAATAAAATCGGTAAAGGCTAGAATAGCATTAAAAGAAAAGGAAGGACTTCTGGCAGTTATAAAAGGTAAAGCCATGATTACAGCTGCAGGATACAATGTAATGAATAAAATTGCCGGGGTAAGCATTGTAACACCTGATAAATTAACACTTCCTGATGGACAGATAGCAGTTAATCCATTTCCTATCATAGATAAGGAATCCGGCACTATAGATAAAGTTTGGGTAAAGAAAATAGGAATAGGATTTTCACCTATAGGAAATTTGGTTATGACAAGTTCAACCTTACTCTATGACATTAGGATGTATTTCATTCAGGATCTTAGCAATAAGGTTCAAAACAATAAGAGTGCAGGCCGTATGTGTATGGAGCAAACGCTTACAGAAGAAGAAAAAAAGAAGGGAATGTTTCTCCCAATCCAAGGCAAAATGGGTATTTGGGTGGATCTTGAGAATAAAGATGTCTTGAAGTGCTTGGAAACATACATACAAAATAAGCTGTTTGCAGAAAGAAAAGCTCAGACGATAGCAGAGAGGAATGTACTAAAGAAGCATCCGGCACTTTCACAGATTTATGTTGAAACTCAAGGATCTGAATATAATCATGTAGGTGCCGTAATAGTAGTAGGATACACACATGACTTAACCAGAGAAGATTTACAAAACCTAGCCAATATGGCTGAAAAAGGCGAGGATTTAACAGATTACAAAGGTATAAAGGTTGATGTTATAGGTGCTAATGACATAGATGAAGTTGGGGAAGAAGATTTATATACAGCGAGGGATGAAGAGGAAATACCTCTAGATCCTCAACCAACCACTCAATCTCAAACAAAGCTGAGCGATGAAGAAAAACCTCAACCAAGTAAAGCTGAAAATGCAGAGAGAGCGAACGCATTAAAAGCAGAACTAGAAGGTGCTAAAGGAATTTTAGGTGAAGAGGAGTTCAATAAAATAATCAAGGATAACTTTAGAAAGCCTTTAGAAGAATTAACTCCTGGTCAGCTTGAAATGGCAAAATCCTTAGTAAATTCAAAAATAGATATGGGTGGTGAACAGATGTGAAGAAAATTAAGGGAATAGTAATGGAAGACATCAAGGGGCAAAACACAATTCAAGAGCTTACTGGCAAGGATATAATAGTTGGCTCGAATGGAGTTGGTAAAACAACAAGAGTTCAGGCATTGGGAATCGCACTTACAGGATATGTACCGGGGCAAGGAAAGAAAGCAGATGAAACCTTTAAGCTTGCTAGTGCAGATAGTATGGTAGTTGGACTTAACACGGATGATTTTAGCTTTAGAAGAGAGTTTAAGAAAAAAGTTACCAACAAGAAGGATGGCTCTACTCAGGAAACTATATCACAAAATCTGAATGTATCACCGAGTAGGGGCGAAAGTAAGATTGTTGAAAAGGAAACAAGGATTATAAGTGAACTGGGAAACCTTCCAGTAATGCTAGATTTCAACGAATTTTTAAGCCTTTCAGATAGTAAAAGAAGGGAGTTCATCTACAACTTAGCAGGGTTTAAGAGTGAAGAGTGGACCAGGGACAGAGTAAAAGAATACTTAGAAAATAGGTTGCTATCTCCAGAATTAGAGACTAATAACCCTGAACAGTTCGAGTTGATGAAGTCCATCATTGAAGAGGCTTTAATAGAATATCCAGTTAATTATGACATAACTGCAGGACTCCAGAGCATGATTGATTGGACAAAAACAAAGCTTTCATACTGGAATGATGAAAAAAAGAAGTCACAGGCAGCAGTTCAAAAATTAGGAGAGCTTAAACGTCAATTGAGTGAGACTGACAGAAACCTTAAGGCTAACAAAGAGGAACTTGAAAAGCTGCAGGATGAACTTGTTAAGGTAGAAAAGCAGATTAGTGAGGACACTCAGAAGAAAAAGAATATTGACCTAAGGCTTACTAAGATTGAGGAACTCAAGAAAAATATTGCCAGTGAAGAGTTGAAGGAATGTGCTATAAAGATTGATAAAACTGAAAAGACGATTGCAGAGCTTAAATTACAGATTAAAGAAGTTGATAACTCGGAGAAAACAAAGCAACTCGATGCAGAAATTATGAAAATCCAAAATGAAATCTATCCAATAACAAAGGATAAGGATGAAGTCTATGCAAAGCAAATTGAGATAAAAGCGCAGATTGAGGTACATCAAAAGACTTTAGAAAGAGTTAAAAGTGTTACAGCTACTTGTGTACTAGATAAAAAGATAGCTTGTAATAAAGACTTTAGTAAATTCATTGAGTTCACAGAAAATCAAATAAAAGATATGAACCTACAAAAGACTGTATTGGCTGATACTTACAAAGAACTTAATGAAAAGATTACTTCTTTAAATGAAAAATCTAAGGGTTTAGAAACAGCAAAATATGAATTGAAGAATGAAGAATTTGAAGCTAGTAGGAAAAACAATCTCATTACTGCAGAGATAAATAAACTTGAAAACCTTCTCAACCAAGCTAAAAACTATAATACTTTAAAGGCTGAAAAGGTAGCAAGACTTAAGGAGGATTTAAGCAAGCTCCAGAATGAACCTGTAGATCCTATAGCACCAATAGACATACTTCAAAAGCAAGCTGAGAGTATAAGGACCAATATAAACAGCTTAAAAACAAAAATAGATGAACAGGAAAAAGCAAAAACCACCTTATCTAATCTCCAGGCAAGCATGATAGATAGTAAGACAGCAGAGTATAACTACACTAACTTTAAATCACTTGATGAAACATTGGGGGCTAAGGGGTTACAGGGTGAACTTGTTAAAGAAACACTTGAACCTATACAGAATGATATTCAAGTAAATTTGAATGCTATGGGAATAGACAACAAATTTTACTTCACAACTGAAACTGCATCAGGAAAAGAGGTCTTCCAGTTTGGCTGGAGAGATAGATTCGGAGATAAGAGGAACTTTGATGCACTTTCAACAGGACAACAGATGATACTACTTATAGCAATGCTTACAACCTTCATAGAAAAGGCTAATCCCGCATGTAAGATACTTACTATTGACAACATAGAGAACCTTGACAAGAAAAACTTCAAGAGAGTGATGGATGGCCTAAATAAGATTAGCGACAAGTTAGATAATATTATCCTTTCAGGAGTAATAGATGTTGATGAAGTAGAAGGATTTAAGGTATGGGACTTGGACAGGGAAGGTGAAGTAAATGAGCAATCAGCTTAATGAAGCCCAGAGGAAAGCTGTAGAAAGTGAAAGCAATGTTATTCTCTGTTTAGCAGGTGCAGGCACTGGTAAAACAGCAACACTGACAAGTAGGGTAGCGCACCTTCATGAAAATAGAGTAGGCTGCTCAAGTATGTTAGCACTAACCTTCACAAGGCTTGCAGGGAAAGAAATGAAGGAAAGAGTTATAAAGCTGATAGGAAGTGAAGGTGAAAGGCTATTTTGCAATACCTTCCATGCTTTCTGTGTAAAGATCCTTAAAGAATATGGATACCTTCTAGGTTATGACAAAGAGTTTACCATCTATGACCAGGAGGACAGGGAAGCAATTATAAGCAAAATCATTGAAGAGTTTGGTTATGATAAAAAGACTTCCACTAACAAAGTTATCTCCATATTTGAAGGTAGTAGAGAACCGGGTTGTGTGGAAGAAGAGCAGACAATACAAGAGTACTACTGGGTGTTAAAAAGGAATAGTGCAATTGACTTAGATATGTTGCTTACTGAAACCCTAAAGCTTCTTGAATATCCGGAGGTACAAAAGAACTACCATAACCAGTATGAATATGTGTTTGTAGATGAATTTCAGGACACAAACGATGTACAGATGAATATTATTAAAGCTTTAAGCCCTAGAAACCTCTTTGTTGTAGGAGATGATTTTCAATCAATCTACGGATGGAGACAGGCAAAGCCGGAGTACATCGTAAATTTCAAACAGTATTATCCAAATGCAGAGATAATAAAGCTTGAAGAAAACTACAGAAGTACAGAGCCAATTATAACTGCAGCTAACAACCTCATAGCTCACAACATAAATCAAACTAAAAAGGTGTTAAAAGCTCACAAAGATGGTCCAGACATAGAGTATATAGAAGCTGACAATATTGCAAATGAAGTAAACATCATAGCAGGAAAGATACTTGAAGATAGCGAGTATTCAAACTATGCGATACTAACTAGGACAAATAGACAGATGGAACCCTTTACACAGATATTCAAAGCCTTTTGCATACCTTACCAAGTACTGAGCAATAAAGATGATCCTCTTAAAAAATATGACATAAGGATGATGCTAAATGTCCTTGAAGTAGTTTTAAATCCAACTGATAGTAGGACATTGACGAAGGTAATAAACTTCCCTACGAAGCGAATAAACGACTTAAAAATGAAGGTAATAGAAAAGGTCATGATTGATGAAAGCATTAGCTTTATTGAAGCACTAGAAGGTGTTGAAGAGGTTCAAGAGTTTATGCAACAGTTGGATGAAATCCGTACTTATGTAACTGAAAAAAGTTCAGATGCTTCTAGCGTGTTCCTTATGGCAACTTTAGCTTTGAAACTTCCTGAAAAGTACTCAAATGAGAGTAGGGAAAATAGGAAACAGGACATAGATAATGTATCTGAGGTTATCGATAGATGGGAACTTATTCAGGTGGATTTAGGGGAAAGCATGGACATTTCAAGCTTTTTAAAATGGGTACACATGAAAGACATTCAAGAGAAACTCATGGAGCAAAGAGATGCAGTAAAGATTATGACAGTGCATGGGAGCAAAGGGCTTGAATTTAATACTGTGTTTGTAGTTGGTATGAATAAGGATCTATTTCCTGCAAGAAGAGGTGATATAGAGGAAGAAAGAAGATTATTCTATGTGGCAGTTACAAGAGCTAAAGAAAGGCTTTATATAACAAGGCCTATGAAAGCGCTGGATTGGTCCGGGAAAGAAATTGATACTATGGAAAGCCAATTCATAAAAGAACTTATGTAAAAGGAGTGAGAGGGATGAAAATAGCCATGGTAGTTCTTCCTGATGGAGATATTCAAAAGCCAAGAGTTATCTTTCATGACCTTACAGATGTTGAAAAGGAAATAGCTTTCGATGTGATAGATGCAGAGTTGCATGACGAAACCTACAAGGACCTTGACAAAATGGTTAGCACACTTAGGAATCAAGTAGAGGACTTAGGTGAAACCATTGACCAGTATGAGGAGCTTATTGAGGATCTTGAACATAGGAAGGTGGTTTGATGGAGCTACAGGATTTTATGAGACTTGAAGTGTTTGAAGCTCGATTGGATGAGTTCTCTTTATATGATTACAACGCATACTGCAGAGCTTGCAGAAAAGTATTACTTAAGCATGGTGCAAAGACTTGGGGTGACATTCCAGAGACAAAACTAGGCAGAGTATTCCAAGACATACGAAAAGCCCTTATGGCTGCAACCTATAGGGCTTCTTCAAGAAAAATCAGTTAAATTTTCGTTGTATAGGAGTTGGTAGCTCCTGTACAACACCATTATATCATAAGGTGGTTAAAAAATGAAAAAGAAACATTTTTGTAAGAGTGTTTGGCTTACACTCCTCCTGCTATTTATTATATCCATTTTTGTAACACTTTATACCAAAAATAATAAGATTTCATATACAAGCTATGTAGTACAGCCGGGGGATACTCTAAGCAGCATATCACATGGAATTGAGCCAGACAGAGATTGGAGAATACTTTCAGATAAGATTAGATATTACAACGGAATAGGCGCAGACATTTACCCAGGACAGGTCATTAAGATACCAGTAAAGGAGTGAAGTTATGAATATTAAAAAGGAAAAATTAGTTGTTCTGAACGATGATGAAAAACAGGTGGCTTTAAAAAGACTCTCAGAGATATTTAACATAACAGGTGAATTATACAATGAGCTGAAAAACGATGAATTAACTGAGGAAATGAAAAATACATTGTTTAGTCTTTTAGAAAGCTATACCTCTGAAGCTTCAAAAGTTATGAAATATAATTCAGAAGCTACACAAAGAATTGATAAGAGATATGCAGATATAAGAAAAGCAAATTCTCGTATACATGAACTTGAAAAAATGCTATCAGATAATACACAAGTATCAGGTCTTAAAGAACTATTATATTCAATGCATGATGCCATATATGGATGGTGGAAAAAACAGGGCTTTAATCTTGTAACAGAAGATACATTCGGAGGTTACGGTTATAAAGGGCGTTTCTGCTTGGATACAAGCCACATAAGTTTTGAATCAACAATGCCAGTTACAGAAGAAAAGGAACACAAAAATCGTTTAGAGCAAATGATAGAGGAAGGATATGAGTTTGCTCAAGAAGATAGAAGAGAATACGTTTTACTGGATACACCAAATAATAGAGATTTAATAACTAAACTTGTTAAAAAGCAAGTTCCCAAGTCTTGATATAACTAAGTGGGAAAATTGGTGTTTACGTAAAACAGAGGGATTTATGTTAAGAAGTTTTGAATGCTACATCAGGAATTTGAGTGAAATTAAATCATTGATAGATGAAATGAAATAAGTAGCTGAGGAAGAATAGTGCTGTTTAATCATTATAAGTCTCTTGGAAAAGGTCAATAAGGATGGGAGGTTATTAAATGAATAGGTTAACTACTGATGATCCACAAGGTAACTACCAAAGACTTCACAACATGACAGCAATAAAGGACATGGAAGTGTTTTTAAAATTTGGTGAAGAAGAGATAAATCTTGTTGATTACTGCAAAAATGAATGTAAAGAAAAGTGTGGTATTGAGCTTGATGGAGATGCACAAACATTTGGAGATTACATGGATTGTGAATGTATTGTAGCTATCTTTTATGGTATGGCAATAGGTCATGCGGAAATGAGGGAACGCCTAAAGAAATATGAAGATAGCAATTTAACCCCTGCTGATATTAAGGAACTGACAAGAACTATAGCTAGAAACCTAGTTGCATGGGATACCAGTAAAGATAAAAAAGAAGGTTTACTTCCAGAAGTGTATCTGACAGATAGATGCCTATATAAGAAACTCACAGGTGTTGAATACAATTTTTCAGATGCTTGTAAGCGATTCAATATCGGTGATTAATCCAAGGGATGGGAGGGTTACAGATGAAAGAACTAACAGTTATAAATCTAAATGGACAACTTGCAGTAGATAGCAGGGAAGTTGCTGATATGGTTGACATAAGACATGATAACTTACTAGCTAAAATTAAGGGATATGTTGAGATTTTGGACTCCTCAAATTTAAGGAGTCATAACTTCTTCATTGAAAGTACTTACATAAACTCACAAAATAAAGAGCAGCCATGTTACCTACTAACTAAAAAAGGTTGTGACATGGTAGCTAATAAAATGACTGGAGAAAAGGGAGTAGTTTTCACAGCTGAATATGTAACCAAGTTTGAGAATATGGAGAAAGCTCTTAAAGAACAAAGGCAGCTTTCACCAATGGAACAACTTAAGCTGCAATACCAGGTACTAGAACAGCATGAGGAAAAACTCAATACCATAGAAACTAAAGTAAATCATTTAGAAAACAACATGGTAATTGAACATGGACAGGAAGTAACACTTAAGAAAGAGGTAGATATAAGAGTTAAGAAGGTTTGCTATGGAAATGAATCTCCTGCATATCTAGACAAAACTTTAAGGGCAAAGGTTTACAGAGCTTTATGGAAAGATTATAAAGGATATTTTAACATAGTGAGCTACCATGACACTCTTAAAAAGGATCTAGATAATGCATTAACCCTTATAAGAACCTGGGCACCTTCTGGAGGACTATTAAGAGAGATACAGACCTCTAATAATCAAATGGTTATTTAAAGCATCACAGCACAAAAGGGCAGGTGATAAAACACTATATGGCAGAGTTTGATGTAAAGTGGATTAAATTATCGGTGGGAATGTTTGAGGATGAAAAGATTGATTTTATCCAGAGTTTACCTGAAGGTGATGCAATATTAAACATCTGGATAAGGCTTTTGACAATGGCAGGCAAGTGTAATGCAGGTGGGTTCATATTCTTAACTCAAAACATTCCTTATACAGAGGATGCACTAGCGTATAAATTTAAAAAACCTGTAAACGTAGTAAAACTTGCGCTAAAAACATTTCAAGGTTTGGATATGGTAGATGTAAAAGAGAACGGCTTAATTTATATATCTAATTTTCCTAAACATCAGAATATGGAAGGACTTGAACAGATTAAAAAACGAGAACAGGAAAGAGAAAAGAAGGCAAAGTACAGGGAGAAATTAAAGGAAATTCAAGCACCTTCTAAAGAAGAGATTGTTGGTACAGATGAAAATGTGCCGGGGACTGTCCCGGGGACAAATGAGGGGACATCCCAAGGACAGTCCATGGGGACTCCTTCTATTATAGAAGCAGAAGTAGATAAAGAAGATATTACTACTACTGCTGACGAAACCCCACCTGTGGATAATGTTAATTCTGTGGATAAGTCAGAACAGGTTATAAAGATGTTTGATGAAAACATACAGAAATCAACACCTCTGGAAACTGAACAACTTAAAAAATGGTGTAGTGAAGTAGAACCAGAGGTTGTTGTGACAGCAATAACAGAAGCAGTGATGTATAACGCTAAAAACATGGCTTATATAAACTCTCTTATCATCAGTTGGAAGGGTAAAGGTATTACAACAAAAGTCGCCTTAGATGCTTATAAGTTAGAAGTAGAAAAGGAAAAGGCAGCTAAAAAGAGTAAACAGCAGGGCAAGAAAAAACAAGATACAAGCGATGGAATGGTTATGGTTGGTGAGAGGAAATATGACATCAATAAGCTTGAGAAAAGTCTTCTGGGCAGGACAGAGGATGAAGGAGGGTAGTTATGAAACTTAAAATTACACAGAGCAGATATACATTCCTACTCTTACAGAAGATAGAGAAACTAGAAAAAGAGAATAGAGAACTTAGGGGTGATAAAGTTGAATAAAAGTAAAATCGAATGGTGTGACTACACTTGGAATCCTGTTACAGGCTGCCTGCATGGATGCGATTATTGTTACGCTCGAAGGATAACCGAAAGGTTTGGAAGTGAATGGTTTACAAAAAGTAAATGTGTTGAGCTTGATAAACCAGTGATTTATCCCAATAAAAAAGGTCAGGATGTATTAAACCCATACCCACATATGTTTAATCCTACATTCCATAAATACCGCCTAGATGAACCAAAGCAACTTAGAAAGCCATCAAAAATATTTGTGGTTAGCATGGGAGATTTGTTTGGGGAATGGGTACCGGATGAATGGATAGATGAAGTTATGAAAGTTATTACTAAAGCACCACAACATATATATTTGTTTCTTACAAAGAATCCATCAAGGTATTGGGATTATGTGTTTGGTTCAATAAATGAAATACCACAGCAATATGATTTTTCAAAAGTAAAAATGATGTTTGGAACAACAGTTACAAGTCAGAAAAATATAGAGGAACTTCTGCATTACAACGGTGATATGATTGATTTTTTAAGTGTTGAACCTTTGCTTGAAAAGGTAGATTTACATGAAATATTGGAAATGCAACCATGCTGTATGGAAGAAAAATCAATAAAATGGGTTATAGTCGGAGCTCAAACAGGGCCAGGAGCAATAGCACCTAAAAAGGAATGGGTACAAAGCATAATTGAACAGGCAAGAGCTGCAGAAGTACCAATATTTTTGAAAGATAACCTCAATTGGCCAGAGAAGATTCAGGAGTTTCCCAAAGAGATGATAGCACATGAATAAGGTGAAGGAGTGAATCTGAATGAAAATATGCAACATATCATTATTTGCAGCTTTAAGAAATGATGATATAAATGCTGAATATGAGATAAAAACTACAAAAAACGGTGAAGTACAGGTTGTTTTCAAAGGGCAAATAGCAAGTGATGTAATTAGGTGTGTATCTAAGGACTGATTTGTATAACAGAAACAAAGTAAGCAAGGGGGTGAGAGATTGGAATATAAAGACTTCCTAGAAAGAAAACGAATTATATCAGAATCCCATGGAATGGATGTAAAAGATATAAGCTCCAAGCTGTTTAATTTTCAAAAAGACATAGTGAAATGGAGTCTTAAAAAAGGCAGAGCAGGATTATTTGAGGATTGTGGACTTGGCAAGACTATTCAACAGCTTGAGTGGGCAAAGCAAATATATGAGGCAGAGAAGAAGGACCTCTTAATACTTGCACCTTTGGCCGTAAGTAGACAGACTGCAAGAGAAGCTGAAAAACTCAATATGGAAATCAACATATGCAGAGAACAGAAGGATGTAAGACCAGGGGTAAATATAACAAATTATGAAATGCTCAATCACTTTAATCCTGAGAAGTTTATAGGAGTTGTCCTGGATGAAAGTTCAATCCTTAAATCATATATGGGTAAAACAAAACAGAAGATAATTAAGGCATTTGATAAAACTCCCTACAAGCTTTCATGTACAGCTACCCCAAGTCCCAATGACCACATGGAAATACTTAATCAAGCTGAATTTTGTGGGATTATGAAAAGTCATGAAGCTTTAGCAATTTGGTTTATTAATGACACTATGAACTCAGGTAAATATAAACTTAAAGGCCATGCAGTGAAACATTTCTGGGAATGGGTAAGCACATGGGCAGTGTGTATTTCAAAGCCATCTGATCTTGGATATTCTGATGATGGATTTGAGCTTCCACCACTTAATGAAATTGAAGAGATAGTTAATATTAATGAGTTCGATAGGACCTATGAAGATGGATTACTCAGGAAGATAGAGACTAATGCAACAGCATTCCATAAAGAAAAAAGATATACAGCTGACGAAAGAGCTAAAAAGTCCGGGGAAATAGTACAGAGTATTAAAGAGCAGTTTATTGTATGGTGCGATACAAACTATGAAGCAGATATTTTGAAAAAATACATTCCTGGTGCAGTTGAAATAAGGGGAAGCGACAGTCCTGAATATAAAGAACAAGCTGCCCTGGGATTTATCGATGGAAGTATACGAGTGCTAATAAGTAAACCAAGTATCTTTGGGTTTGGCCTAAACTTTCAAAACTGCCATAACACAGTTTTCTGTGGACTTTCATACAGCTATGAAGATTACTATCAGGCAATAAGAAGATTTTGGAGGTTCGGTCAAAAGAATGAGGTCAATGCATATCTGGTGCTTGGTAGTACAGAAAAAAGAATACTCGAGAATATAAGGCAAAAGGAACAGCAACATGAGGAAATGAAAAAAGCCATGTATGGCAGCATTAAAGAGATACAGAATGCAGCCATAAGGGGAGTAAGGTACAAGATGGACTATGACAGAAATGAAGCTATAAAACTTCCTAAGTGGATAAAGGGGGCATGAAATTGGAAGTAATAAATCAAGCCATAGGAAAGAATTTTGCATTATACAATGGCGATTGTGTAGAGGTAATACAGAGCATTCCTAGCAATAGTGTTCACCTTCCTATATTCAGTCCACCATTCTCAAACCTATATATCTACTCGGATAGTTATAGAGATATGGGGAACTGCAAGAATGACGAAGAGTTTTTTCAAAACTTTGATTACCTAATTCCTGAATTATTTCGAGTAACAGTTCCAGGTAGACTATGTGCGGTACATTGTAAGCAACTTGTTAATTACAAGGGTAGAGATGGAGCTTCAGGGCTAAGAGATTTCAGAGGAGAGATAATCAGACACTTTGAAAAGTTTGGATGGGTATATCACAGTGAAGTATGTATTTGGAAAGATCCTGTAGTAGAAATGCAAAGAACTAAATCACATGGCCTGCTATACAAACAATTAAGAAAAGATAGCTCTTACAGTAGGCAGGGATTGCCGGATTATCTTTTACTATTTAGGAAATGGACAGAAGAAGGAGATGCAGAGCCAGTAACACATACAACAGAAGATTTTAAACTTGAAATGTGGCAGAGATATGCATCTCCAGTATGGTTTGATATAAGACAGACAAATGTATTAAACATTGCACTTGCCAGAGAGGATGCAGATGAAAAACATATATGCCCTTTACAGCTTGATGTAATAGAAAGAGCATTACAACTTTGGACAAACCCTAATGATATAGTATTTACACCCTTCGCAGGGATAGGAAGTGAAGCATACCAGGCAGTTAAAATGGGACGTAGAGCAATAGGAATTGAGCTTAAAGAGAGTTACTTCCAGCAGGCAGTAAATAACCTGCAGGTATTAGAGAAGGAGAGTAATCAGTTAAATATCTTTGATTTAATGGGGGAGTGATTATGGGTAATAAAGCTAAAAGCACAGAGAGAGACATTCGTATAGCAACTATAATTAATCAACTTCAGGAAAGACCATATAGGGTAAAGGAACTAGCAAAGCAATTCAAAGTTACACCGGGATTGATTTACAATGACATATTTGAAATAGGCAGAGACATTGAAGTAACAAAGCGGAAAAAGGATAAGTATCTAGTGTTATCAATAGACAAGCCTGTAAGAGATGTGAAAAACCTCCAGTGCTTCAATAGAAAAAACACTAAGCAAAAGGTTGCTGAGTTTTCTGTAAGTAAGTCACAAATTGAGAAGGACCTTAAAAAAGACTTTATAGACCATGGAATAACAGTGATACAAAGATATCAATTAATTGATTGGTACTGCCGAAAGTACCTCGGAAGAGGATGCATATCTACTATGAATTTAAAAAAGCTATGTAACAACCTAGGATTAGACATTATCTACGGAATAGCAATGTAAAGGGGGAATAAGGATGCAAGATCTAAAGCCAGGGGATAAGATTACAGTTTCGGTTTTTCTGGGTAAGAAGGCAGATGAAAATAAGAGAAAAGGAAGAGTTACAAGAAGATACACAGTCGAAGAAGTATTTCCTAAATTTGTGATGCTAAACAATGGCAAATATAGAGAGCGCTTTGATAAAAATGAGTTTGATAGTGGTGACATGATAGTTCAGAAAATTGAAAGGAAGGGACAAGCTGTATGACCACGCATGAGTTAGTCCTAATGGCTAGAGAGCAACTACAGGCAGCAGAAAACAAGTTTAACAATGCTACTGGTTCAGATGTTGATGTTGCCAATGCAGAGCTTACAGCAGCAAGTTTAAGGCTTAATAGGCTTCTGCAGATTGCAAAGGAGGAGGCTAATGTTAGAGGGTAATACAAGATCACAGGTAAGGAATATCCTCAAACGAATGAAAAAGAAACAGTATAGGCTTGATAACCTCACCGCCAAAAATGGAAACATCTCTATGACAAAGCTAACAAAATGGTTTGTAACATATCATCCAGGAATTACACAAATAATGACAATTCAAGACATCAAAGATATTGCTTATGAGGTGGGATTAGAGGTTGTAGATGATGGACAATAACTACTGGATTGATGAAGTATTAAAACTCTATGATGCAGGGTATACAGTTGATGAAGCTTTAAGGATCACCAAAGAGAGGAGAAAACAGTGGGAACTAGAGAAGATAAGGAGGAAGGATGATGAAGCTAAAAAAATACAGGTTAAATAAAAACTGCATTTACCCAAATGAAAAACTATCGTTGAATTTAAAAATGATAATGGCAGCACAATTAGGATACCCATTCATTAAACATGATGGTTGCTACTATGAAGTCAGCATAAATGAATATAAGACTAAGCCAAGAGAAATGACAATCCAAATGGTAGACGTAGAGATAGTTGGAAATGAGCCAAAGGGGGAAATAGAAGTTGGAAATTAAGGAACTAATTAAGGATGCACATGAGAACGCTGTCAATCATGGATTCTGGGATGATTGGAGAAGGATTGATGAGTTCGAAAACATGGCAATAAATATTTCAGAGGATGGTGAAGAACAGGTAAGAATAGATAAAAACAATGCGATAGGCAATAGATTAATGCTTATAGTATCAGAACTAGGTGAAGCACAAGAAGGATTAAGGCATGGAGATATAGATAACTTTGCAGAAGAGTTGGCAGATGTAGCAATCCGATTGGGAGACCTCTGTGGAGGACTGGGCATAGATCTTGAAGCAGAGATACAAAAGAAGATGGAAAAGAACAAAGCTAGACCATATAAGCATGGAAAGGCATTTTAAGGGGGAAAGATAGTGGAAGTCAGAAGATGTGAGGAATGTGGCAGATATGGTCCATGTGATACTCACCATATTGTATTCAAAGGCATGGGAGGTCATGACGGATTAGACTTTCCTTTGAATTACAAGTTGTTAGGAAATGCATTATCATGTGACCACCATGAAGGACCTAAAGGACCACATCATAACAGAAAAAAGGACCTGCAATATAAAAGAGAAATGCAGGCCAAATTAGAAAAAATATTAACCAATGACTATTATACTCCAGAAGATATAGAAAAAATACTGGAAATACCAAATAAACAGATACGATATGTATTTAAAACCCTTACAAGATATGGAGAAGGCTATCAGAGAGAAGATATCCTAAGAAGGCTTATGGGAGATAGTCTTTATTGAGGTGGTCAGAGGAGCAATACCAAGAATATCTGAAAAAGAATGGTATTAAAACAGCACAGGACAAGCCTAGAAAGCCTAAATACAACAATAAGCATACTTGGTCGGATGGTATATGTTTTGATAGCCAGAAGGAAGCTGACTACTACCAAGAACTTAAATTAAGAATGTTGGCAGGAGATGTTAAAGGCTTCTGCCGACAACCTTCCTTTGTACTGGTAGAAGGAAATGAAAAAGATAAAGCAATAACTTATTCAGCTGATTTTATAGTGTTCAATCTTAATGGAACAGTTGAAATAGTTGATGTCAAGGGGTATGAGAGTCAACAATGGGAAAGGACATATAAGATGTTCAGGCTTAAGTATCCAAAGCTAGAGCTTAAGGTGGTGAAATGATGAAAACCCAGATTGATAATGCAACATTAAAGATATGGTTCCACAGTGGCATAAGCAGAAATATAACCAATGTAGTTGAGATAAATCATGAGGGAAGCCTAATGAGTATTACACAAGCGAACAGGAATGTAATACTTATAAACTTTGATAAAGTCACAATGATAGAACCTGTTAGATAGCAAAACATACCTTGGTTAGATTGGAGGGGATAAAGTTGGCCCAGAATGTCATGGAAAGAATGAAACAGATAGGTGCCAAACAGAGAATAGCATATTTTAGGATTAAACAACAACAGAATTATGAATTTAAGAAGGGATACGCTTATATAAGAGCTTGGGAATTTGTTAACGAATGTGCTAAGAGAGGACTTAACTGCCATGTTTCAATTGGTGGATTAGATAGCATAACATTGTACCTATTTCTAAAAAGTATAGGTATTCATGCCCAAGGAATATCCGTATCATATTTGGAAGATAAAAGCATACAAAAGGTTCATGAAGCGTTAGGCATAATAAAACTATTTTCTGCGCAAAGACCTGATGGCACTCGATGGAATAAAACACAAGTTCTTCAACAGTTTGGTTTTCCTGTTTTATCGAAAGAAATAGCAAGCAAAATAGAACATTTGCAGTATCCTACAGAAAAAAATGCAATCATAAGACATGCAATAATAACCGGGGAAACAGGCGAATATGGAGGAAACCGTAAAGGTACAAGGATGAAACTTCCTGATTGTTGGCTTAAAAAATTTGCCGGATATGAAAATGAGAATGAAGGTGTAAACTATCAAATTGCTCCTTTTCTTGTATCAAGTAAGTGCTGCTACTATCTAAAAGAAAAGCCATGCGATGATTGGGCAAAGGAAAATAATAGTGTTCCATTCCTGGGGTTAATGGCATCCGAGGGAGGGAGAAGGCAAAAATCTCTAATGATAAATGGGTGTAACTATTTTGGAAAGTCCACTATAAGATCTGCACCATTTGCAATATTCAACCGACAGGATCTTTTGCAACTTGCTCTTGAAATGGATGAGTTGTGGAAAAATGGATGGAAGGAAGAAGCAGAGGCACTTGCAAGACTTGAAGGAAGGTTAGGAGAGAATGAAAGTTTTCCAGAAACCATTATTCCAGCAATATACGGCACAATCGAACAGAAAGAAGATGGAACACTTTACACTACCAGAGCTCAGAGGACAGGCTGCAGCATGTGTGGATTTGGAATACAGCTAGAAAAACGACCTCATAGGTTTGATAGGCTTAGAGAGGATAATGAAAAAGAATGGGAATATTGGATGTATAACTGCTGTACGGATCCAGCTACTGGTCAAAAATATGGCTGGGGAATGGTACTTGACTATATAGGTGTAAAGTGGAGAGATATTCCTGAGAAAGAAGAGGAATTCGAACAGCTGAGGATGATAATCTGAGATGCATACTGATTATTATGTGTAGTGAAAGTAGGCGGTAGCATGGATGAGTATGAGAATTGTGAGGAAATAATTGAAACAGAAGAAAAGTTTTGCCGATTTGATGTTAATGATCATATTTGGATAAAGAAAGATAACACATATTATCTATATCCAATTTGCTATAGTAAGTCATTTGATTTAGTTAAAGGTTTTGCTTCAGGTGTTCATTGGGGCCACTGCAATTTAGATTCAATAAAACCATTAAAAAAGCTTTGTAAAGTTGTAAGGATAACTGATTTTGAAAAATTGAAAGCAATAGTGGATCAAGTTACTTTTAAAATATAATTACTACACATAACAAGGATATTGTGCAGCAATAAGGCTGCTCTAGAATAAAACTCTATAGCAGCCCATTTCCAAAGTTATAACAAAATTATTTACAGTGAATTGTTTATGAAATACCCTATTGTAACAGAAATATCTGTAGATCGAGTGGTTCTTACTACATATCTCCATGTTCCAGTGTAACTTGCTGATTCTGTAAAACTAAAAGCTCTACTGCCTGATGGTATAGTATGTGTAACTTCAGTATGCCAAGTTCCTGTTGTTGAATTATAATGCTGCAATGATACATCTATACCTAGACTATATTGTAATGTACCTGAAATAGAAATATTTCCCCCATTAGTTGTGAAAGAGCTAGATGTAAGCTGGCTTGTATATGCGGATTGAGAAAATGAAGTATAAGTATAATCGGAAGCAAAGCCAACAGTTGAATTTAAAATGGTTACTAATAAAACAGTTAGAAATACTATAGAATTTTTAGCTAGTTTTTTCATACAATTTTCTCCTTTCTTTAAATATTTTTGAAAACTACATAAATATATTAACATAGTGCGTAACAAATGTAAATAATTTACAAATAAATAGTAAGGAGGCATATATGAAAGTATTGACTTTAATCCAACCTTGGGGCACATTAATAGCTCTTGGTGAAAAGAAAATAGAAACAAGGTCATGGAAAACTAACTATAGAGGACCATTATACATCCATGCAGGTAAGAAAATTGAACACGGTATATGCTGTCAGCATCCATTTACAGATGTGCTAATCAATCATGATATTGTTTTTAAAGACCTAATGCCTACTGGAGTCATTATCGCAAAGTGTGAACTGTTGGATATAAAGAAAATAGTATACGAAAACAGAGACATAAATGTAGCTCAGCTGGATGATGGAACATTTGTAAGGGACAATGAATATTACTTTGGAGATTATACACCAGGAAGATATGCATGGATCCTTGACAATATAGAACTACTGAAAGAGCCAATACCTGCAAAAGGACAGTTAAGCTTATGGGAATATAAAGAATAAGGAGGTAAGTTTATGAATCCTGAGTTAGTACAATATTGTGGACAAGCAATTATTAACTACTTGGGTGGAAACATAAAGAGATTTAATAGATTAAAAGAGCAGGCAATGGGAATATATCTGGTTGAAACTAACAAACAACACTGCAGCCAGTGCGGAGATCTTATGGTAAGGGCAAAGATAAAGAATAAACATTATTCAGAAGATGTATATTTGTGTACAAGCTGTGGGCTTGTTCATGGAAAAAGAAGGGTAGCAAATGTAAGGGGGTATAGAGCATGTTAAAGGTAGTTATAGCCTTTGTAATAGGAGAACTTATAGGGTTCATGGTGGCAGCATACTTTAAAGGTGCAAAGGATGCAGAGACAACGATAAAAGTACCAGAACCAAGATGCAAAACAAATGCTTTAAAGGAATGTGGAAACCAATGTTGCAGCTTTTGCTTAGGCGCTACAGAGTGCAGATATGCTTGCCGATTACGACCAGGTGAATGTGGACAGGCTGTAAAAGTACATTAAGGAGGGGTAGGATGGATTTCATAAAAGAGTCTGAAAAAGTTTTATCACACTATAAAGATAATCTTAGAAGCTTGGAATGGCAGGAAAAACAAATTCAAAGGCTTAAGTGGGCAGGAGCTCCAGATGATATAACAGGTATTAATCTAGATGGACTACCTAAAGGAAGTAATGCAGAAGGAATGATGAATTTAGCTTTTGAACTAAAAGCATATATTGATATGAAAACTGCAACAGAAGAAGAGATAAAAGATGTTGATAAAATACTTAATGAAATGAGCAAAGATAGTGGATGTGAACTGTATGGGGAAATGTTAAGGTCATGGTACATAGAGGGAATACCAAAAGAAAAAATTCTAGAGGAATTTAGTTACAGTAGCTTAACTTCAATATATGAATTAAAAGGTAAGGCTATAAAAAAATTAGCTGTTTGCTTATTTGGAAGTAAAGCTAGAAAGGCAATATAAATATCTGGGTGGGAGCAATCCTGCCCAATTGCTTTTAGATGAAATTAATTACAATTACTTAAAAGCTATAATTCTTACAAAGTAAGTGGTGTAATTAAAAATATGGTATAATCTCCTTAAAGTAAATTATAGTTAATTTGGCAAGGAAATACCTAAAAAAGGAGAGGGTGCCAAGTGTGGTTAGATGAATTTGAGGAGCTTATGTTTTGTGGGATTAGTAATAATAAAAAAGTTTTAAAAGCAATCAAAATAAAAGATGATAATATGCCTGAATTATTCTATAAATACAGTAAAGTGAACCCAAACCGTTTGGAATCATTTAAAAATGATACTTTATATTTTTCTCCAATTTCAACATTAAATGATCCATTTGAATGTGATACAGTACTACCAAGAAATCAAATAGAGAAATCATTATATAAAGAAATAATTAAAAAAATGGAACCAATGTTAATGCCTGGCTTTAAATTGCCAATTGATAATATAAAAACTTCAGAAGATCTAATAAATAAAATTATGTCTGGATTAATTAAGCCAATAGAAGATAGAAGTGGAATTGAAGACTTAATTAAATATACACAACAAGCAATATATCAAAAGGAACATGAAATTCCTAGAGAAATAAGTGAGATAAGCGATGAAATCTATAGGGTTTGCTGTTTTAGTACGATTGAAGATTCCATACTTATGTGGTCACATTATGCAGATAACCATGAAGGGTTTTGTGTTGGTTACAATTTTAGAGAAATAAAAAATGATTTAACTGAGTTAATGCTACCAGTACGGTATAATGACAAACCACTAGATATCACAAATCTTTTTGCTCCTGACTTAAATAGATCATTATTAATAAATGCACTAACAAGAAAATCAAAACAATGGTCCTATGAAAATGAATGGAGATTAATAGTTTTATCAAAAAATAAGGATAATGGTCAACTTGAAAAAGTACCAGTTCCTAAGAAAATATTTTTAGGTTTTAAAATGTGTGAGGATAGAAAGAAAGAGATAATAGAAATTGCAAAAGCGAAAGATATGGAAGTATATCAAATGAATAAGAAAATAGGCGAGTATAAGTTACATTCAGAAAGAATTATATAATATAGTTCATTGTAATAATTTATGGAACTGAAAAAAAAGTGTATGGAAATATATAAATACACATGATAGAGTGGTAATAAGCAAATTACCCAAAATCCTTCTTTCCCGAAAAAGAGCAACTTTTAATATAGGTTGCTCTTTTTATATTTATTTTTATGTCCACAACTTATACATCATTATTTATATTTTTGTTTATTAAACTATCAAGGAGGGGAGATGAATGGAGAAAGTAAGCTCCATACTTAGAACAAAGCAACCTCAGGAGTATAAGGAACTAAATAAAAATAGACATAGGAAAAGAAAACATAAGAAAAATAATCATCTTCCTTTTGAATTTATAGATAGATTAATGAGAGAGCCTAGAGGGGTTGATGTAACAAGGTGTAGAGGGAGATAGGGATTTAATTAGGATTCCGAAACGAGATGATGGATATGAATATATGCACTGTTACCTTGCGTTTTTATATTTCTCTTTATATGGCATAACAAATGGCATAATTGCCATTTGCTTTTTTAAGCTAATACTTTGATGTGCATTAAGCGAAATAAACTATTATCATGAAGTAGCGAAGGTTAGGCATAAGAATTATGATAATCAAAATTCCCTTAATATGCCTTTGATTTTGCATATCCATCACCTCCTTACTGTATTCAATTTTAAAAGATCACTGATATTATGCTGTAATCTTTATGCTTTGTAATTATTATATGAGTTTAAATTTAATATATGAAAGGAATTTAGATTTATCAAGGCTTAGCGGTTTTTTTATATTTACTTTTATTGAATGCAATAAAGTGATAAATTGCTGGAGGGATTATATGAAACGTATAGATAAAGAAATCCAAGATAGAAAGATAACTCAATCATGTAGAAAGTGCTGTATTGGATGTGAAAAGTTTAAGACAGCGAAAGAGCAAAAGACAATGTGTGAAGCTAGAAAGGCAAGGGGCAGGATTATAAATAGAATGGTTCATAGAGCCAGAAAGGAAAAGGTAGGTTTTAAATTTGATTAGATGTGATAGAGAAGATTGTAAGCACAACATTAAAGTAAAAAAGAAACTATGTTGCACAATACCTTATGATAATACAGTACATAATTGCAATTTTAAGAAGAAGGAGGATGGGGAGAATGGCAAAGGTTAGAAGAAAGTGTTTAGAATCATTGTTAAAAGCATATCCACATATAAAGATAAGCAAAGATAAATATTTAGTATTTGAAAAGCCTAGTAGAATACCGGCAATTTTATTAGAGTATATTGAGGATATTGGGAATTACTTATTAAAAATGATAGTAATTCCTTTTTTAATAGTGGGAGTGATATTTAAAATTATAGGAACATTTCTGCCAAGGTGTGTAAAGGGAATTGATAATAGTTTAGTCGTTAAAGGCAAACCAATTAAAGAATTAGCAACGGATGAATTGCACTTTAATAATCAAGGAGATTGTTTTTAAAGGGGGGGAAGTAATCATGAAAAAGATAACTAGAAGCCAATACATAAGAGCTATGAGAAGAAGGCAACATGTAAAAAGGACTAAGCATGGCTATTGGTTGCTTGGAGAATAATGAATTTTATAAATAATTTGCAGGAAAACACATCCTTATAGAGAATAATGAAAGTAAGGAGGTGAGTGAATTGCCTGAATGTAAAGATATTATTTATTATATAATATATACAGTTAGTGCAATTAGTACAGCAATATTTAGTTTGCTATTATTTTTAGTAACACGAAAAAGTAATGAGATTAATGCAAATAATTTAAATCTTCAAGAGAAAATATTAAAATATCAGCGTATGGTTAGAAATAATGAAAATCAGATTTTATTATCAAACTTATGGATAAATATTCTTTTTTACAGAGGAGAATTAGATGCAAAATACCGGGGCTTAGAAGGTATTGATAAAGGGCAATCTGAACAATATAAAATTTATGCTAACCGGTGTTTAGAAATAATAAAAACATATGGACCTAATATTAGTACTGTCATTCCAGAAATAAGAAATGTTGCTGAATTTATTAAAATCAGAAAATCTATACTGGCTCATGAAATGGATATAAAAACTCTTATTACACTAGATATTATGGATAGAAGTGAAATTGAAAGGCTAACTAAAGGATTAATAGATGTCTTGGCTAAATTTGGTGAATTAGTAGCAAATGAAACAAACTATATATCAGAATCAGTAGATAAGAGCTCCTAAACAGGGCTCTTTTTCAATCATAAAAATAATACATTACTTGACAGGGAAATCCTTCCTCATGGCGAATATTGAATAAGGAAGGAGGTATATATATGGATTGGGTTTCAAATATTTTAAACATGAAGAGCACAAGATTGTTAGCATTTTTATCAACTATAGGAGGAATCTTTCTTACTGGTGGGTTAACAATATATTTGTTTAGTGAAAATATATTTATATCACTCGATTGGTTTAAGCTAATTACATTATCATCAGCAATTGAAATTCCATATTATCTTGCATTATTATTGTTTTCATTTATAACAATAAGCACAATAAGTACAATAAAACTAAATGAAGAAAATATGGAAACTATATTAACTTTTATTGGAATAATGAATGGAGTTTTAAGTGGAGTATGCGTGGTAGCAATGTATATGTCTGAACCTAAAATGATGATAGGCCAATACTTATATTATAAAGCTATGGCTTATATAATTTTGTTTATAATTATTATAATATCGTCTAGAGTAGAGGACAAAAGAATTGCAAATAAAACTAAAAAAGAAGAGACAACTACTGAGCCTTAGGGCTCTTTTTTAATACTCCAAAACAAACGAAATAGGGTAGGTGAGGTGATTGCCAAGGGTAAGAAGTCCAAACCGAGATAAGGCCAAAGAGATATATCTAAACTCTAAAGGAAAGGTGAAACTTAAGGACATTGCAACAGAACTTGGAGTATTAGATACTCAAATAAGAAAATGGAAAAATCAAGACAAATGGGATAATGAATTAAAAGGAACGTTACCAAAAGGGAAAAGGAACGTTACTAATAAAAAAGAGGATAGTAAAAGTCAAAATAAAGAACCTGATATGCAAAAAGTGAATGAGGTATTAGATAATCCTGAACTCACTGATAAACAAAAGCTTTTCTGCAGTTATTATGTTAAGTATAGAAACAAAACGAAGGCTTATCAAAAGGCTTATCAATGCAGCTATGAGAATGCACATGCAAATGCTTATAAGCTATGGCAAAATATGGCGGTTAAGAATGAAATAGATAGGCTGCTTAAAGAGTTCAGGGACAACATTGGATTAGACAAACAAGACATCATTCAAAAATATATTGACATAGCCTTTGCCGATATAACTGATTATGTTGAGTTTGGACAAGAAGAGGTTCCTATAATGACAATGTTTGGTCCCTTAAAAGATAAAGAAACCGGGAAAATAGTTACTGAAAAGATAAATGTAGTTAAGTTTAAGCAATCACATGATGTAGATGGAACTATAATTTCAGAAGTAAAACAGGGTAAAGATGGTGTAGGAATAAAGCTCCAAGACAAAATGAAGGCCTTAGCTTGGTTAGCTGATCATATGGATTTATTGGATACAGCTACTAGAGAAAAGCTCAATATAGAACAGCAGAAACTAGAAATAGCCAAAATAAAAGCTGGTAATGTAGAAGAGCCAGAAGTTGAGGATGATGGATTCATAGAAGCTCTAAAGGGTGAAGTATCTGAGGTGTGGAAAGATGAAGATACTGAGTAAGATAAAACAAGCTGTATTTAAATTCAGTCCATTCTCAATAAAGCAAAAGAAAGTACTTACCTGGTGGCTTCCTAACTCTCCAGTAAAGGATAAGGATGGAATAATTGCTGATGGATCCATAAGAAGTGGTAAAACCCTTTCTATGTCATTAAGCTTTGTTATATGGGCAATGGAAACCTTTGATAGTCAGAATTTTGGTATGTGTGGAAAGACTATAGGCTCATTTAGACGTAATGTTCTATTTTGGCTTAAATTAATGCTAAGATCAAGAAAATATAAGGTCAAAGACTTAAGGGCTGATAATCTCCTCATAGTAAGTAAAAATGACAAAATAAATTACTTCTATATATTTGGCGGTAAAGACGAACGTTCCCAGGACTTGATTCAAGGTATTACACTTGCAGGTTGCTTTTTCGATGAAGTTGCACTAATGCCTGAAAGCTTTGTTAATCAAGCAACTGGTAGATGTTCTGTTGAAGGTTCAAAATACTGGTTCAACTGTAACCCAGAAGGACCATATCACTGGTTTAAAGTTAACTGGATAGATAAAAGAAAAAAGAAAAATCTTCTATATCTTCATTTCACAATGGATGATAATTTATCGCTGAGTGAAGCTGTTAAAGAAAGATATAGGAAGATGTATTCAGGTGTATTCTTTAAACGTTATATCCTTGGCTTGTGGGTTATGGCTGAGGGCATTATATTTGATATGTTCTCAGAGGAAAAGCATGTTAAGGAAGTAAAAGATAGTTGGGATTACTTATTTGTATCATGCGACTATGGAACTCAAAACCCATGTACTTTTGGGTTGTTTGGAGTTAAAGGGAAGAGATTACATGAAATAAGATCATATTACTATGATGGTAGAAAAGAAAGCAGACAAAAGACAGATAGCGAGTATGCAGAGGATATGGTTGACTTCATAGGAATTGATAAGCGTTATGTAAGATTCATAATAGTAGATCCATCTGCAGCATCATTTATAGCAGAGCTTAAAAAGTCAAAATACAAGTTGCCTAAAATAAAGAAAGCCGAGAATGATGTGTTAGATGGAATTAGAACTGTTGCAGTGTATTTGGAAACAAGTTCGTTCTCCCTAGATCCAAGCTGTGAAATGGATATAAGAGAGTTTTTCTCGTATATCTGGGACGAAAAGGCCATGGAAAGAGGAGAAGATAAACCGATAAAGCAAAATGACCATGCTATGGATAAAATTAGATATGCTATCTACACAGTGTTTGGTAGTGCAAATAAGACTTCTGCTAAGGTTAAGATAAAACCAAGAGGATTGTAAGGGCAGGTGATAAGATGTATAAAGCAGGTGATATATTCCCATCTCAGGAAGAGCAGGAAAGACTGAAAAGTTATGAAGATTATAAAATGCTCTTTGAAAATAAACAATGGGAACTATTTGTTAAAGAAGCACAGGAGCTTATGAGACAAAGAAAAATACCAAGAAGATACTATAATGACTTAATGGATATATATATTTCAGTTCCAATTGTAATGGAGATGCCAAAGCTAGTATCCGACCTTTTATTCAGGTATAAGCCTTTGATTGATATATCAGACGAGAATGAGGAAGGCCAGAATGTGGCTGACGAGATAATAAAGAATAATAAACTTCACACAAAGCTTCTTGAATATTCAGTTGATTGTGCTGTAAAGGCTGGAGTAGTAATTAAAACATACCTTGAAGCAGGTAAAAGCAAAATAAAATTCTATCAGCCAGATAAGTACTTCATTCATAAGGATGCTAAGGGTGAGATAGATGAACATATAATTTCGTGGGATTTTACAGTTGATAATAAGGTTTACAGGTATATTGAAACTCACAAGATTAACAAAGAAACTGATACCTGGTGGATATACTATCAAGTATTCAGTATAAAAGGCAATAAGTTTGATAAGCAACATAAAGTTCAAAGCTTCTTTCCAGATCTACCAGATAGCGAAGATACAAAGTTGAGTACTTGCAGTATTATTTATGTCCCATATTTTAGGGCCATGGATAATTATTTTGGGTACTCTATTTATTTTGGACTGGAAAGCTTATTTGATGAACTCAATACAAGGTTAAGCCATTTATCAAAGCTATTTTCTAAGTATTCAGATCCAACTGTTACTGGTCCTCCACTGGATGAAGATGAGGAAGAGGATGAAAAAGGCATAATACAACGTGGGACAACAGTTAGAGAACGATACATTGAAAGGGATAACGTTGATGTTCCAGATGTAAACTATGTAGTATGGGATGGAAAAGTTGAAGGGCATATAAAGTACATCAAAGAGATATTATTCACAATTATTTATATATGTACTCCAATTAATCCTTCACTCTATGGTTTAGAGGAATCCTCTTCAGCAGTATCAGGTAAGGCCATAAAACTTAAATCCTTCCGTACCGACTGTACAGTAGATAGATGGTCAAATTATTTTATAGAGGGCATACAGCAAACAATTTATAACTGTATGGAGTATCAGAGATTATGGGTTGACTCTTCAATAAAAAGCGAATACCCGGATGTTACAATTGTTAAAGGCTTCTCCAGAGATACAAAGGAGGAAGCTGATACTGAACAAGTCAGAATTACAGCCGGAAACACATCGATTATAAGCTCGATAATGCGTATGGACAGATGCACCAAGGAAAAGGCTGAGGAAGAATATAAAGCAATCCTCGAGGAACAGAAACAGGCCAATGACAATATGAATAACCCTAGAAAAGAGCTCAACCTATTTGGTGGTGAACAGTAATGGCCCTTAATCCATATAAGCCTATAGATGTTGCAGCAGATCAGTTAGTTGGATTATATCAACGAGGATATATAGAGCTTCTTGTAAGATACAATGAACTTGCCCTTGCAGGAAACGATACAAAACATGCTAGGGCAATGCTACAAGAGATACAGAACATATTAAGTGAGTTAGATACCCAAACAGCCAAATGGATTGAAAAGATAATCCCAGAAGCTTATAAGCTAGGATACCAAGCAGCATATATTGAATATCCTTTGTTAAAGCAAGAGGAAGAGATTGCAGCAGTATTCTCTGGTGTGCATAGGCAAGCAGTTGAGGTAATGGCATACAATATGCAGTCAACTCTATTGGATGCTACTCAGAAGATAGGCAGACAAGCTAATGACTTGTATAGAAGAGTAGGACTTGATGCTGCAAGGAAAAACATTATGCTTGGTGAAACAAGAGCATGGACACAGGAAGAGGTTATAAAAGCTTTAGAAGGTGAAGGAATAACCGCCTTTGTTGATAATGCAGGACGCAACTGGAACCTTGATACCTATGCTGAGGTAGTTGCAAGGACAGTCCCAAGAGAGGCTGTAACACATGGAACTATAAACAGATTACTTGGTGATGGAAGGGACTTAATACAGATTTCTTCCCATGCAACTACATGTGAGAAATGCGCACCTCTTCAAGGAAAGGTATTCAGCCTTACTGGAAAAACAGAAGGATATCCCAAGTATCAAAATTATATTCCTGTGCATCCACGTTGTAGACATACAATATCAGGATACATTGCAGAGCTTGATGCTAATGCAGAGGAAACAAAGAGGTTTTCTAATACATCACTTACAGAAGATCCTAGAACAGATGCAGAGAAGAAAGCTTATGAGAGGGAGCAGTACAATAAAACAAGGTTCAGGCTCGATAGAGAACAGTACCAAAGATATGTTCAAAGACTTGGCAAAGATGCTCCTAAGAATTTCAGTGGATTCAGGAATATGAAGAAGGTAGACTCTGAAAAGTTCATCCAATTACAGAGTGATTACAGGGATGCAGGAATACAAATTAAAAAGAAAGTTGAGGGAAAGTAAGTGAAAAGATGCTTTTTATTTTTAAAGCATAAAATAGTTTACAAGAATGGCTTTGGCTATAGGTGTGAGAGGTGCGGAAAGACATTACAACAGATAAGGAAGGAGGGGTAATATGCCACTAATATTTAACCCTGCTCCAGTAGTTGCAACAATAATGTTAAATAAGAAGTTGAGAGAACAGGCTGAAAAGGAAAAAGAAGAAGTAAAAAAGACAACTCAACAAATAAGATTGGGAGGAGAAAAGTAAAATGGTAAGATGTAAATTCAGATGTACAGATAAACAAGAAAATCCAGATGGAAGTGCTTCTATTGTTTTAAATCCTGTAACTTGTGGAAACCCTGAGAATGAGAAATTCTTCCACTATACACCATGGGGAGAATTAAAGATGGGTACAATTAATCCTGAAGCAGCAAAGCAGTTTGAGGTTGGTAAAGAATATTATATTGACATAGCACCCACATTTGTTCCAGAAACAAGTGAAGGAATATGTACAGGTGGATGTTGTTGCGAAAGACCAGATAAATAAAGCTGATAAAGGCATAGACATATGTCTTTTTTATTATGCCCTTAACTTACTGTGGGTATAGAAAACAGTAAGGATACAATGGTCGACAGACCTTAAAAGGAGGAATTATATATGTTTGGAGACAGATTCTATTATCACAGAATGCCTATGTTTGCACCCGATGGAGGTGGAGCAGGAGCTGGGGACGGCGCAGGCTCAGGAAGCGAAGGAGATAACAAAGGCGCTGGTGGTGGTGAAGAAAAGAAATTTACCCAGGCTGAACTAGACACAAAGATTCAGGAAAGGATATCAAGGGAATCAAAGAAGTATGACAAATACAAGGATCTTGATGATAAGGAACTTGAAAGCTATAAGGCCTGGAAGAAAGAACAGGATGAAAAAGCAGAGAATGAAAAGACAGACCTTCAAAAGGAAAAGGATGCAAGGGAAGCAGCAGAGAAAGAGAAGAAAGTAGCACTTGAAAAAGCCAATCAAAGGCTTATCAGGGCTGCTTTTTTAGTTTCAGCTAAGGATATTCCAGAAGACCGCAGAGATGCTGCATATAAGCTTGCTGACATATCAGCTGTAACCGTTAATGACAATGGTGATGTTGATGAAAAGCTTCTTAAAACTGCAATTGACGAAGTATTAAAAGCCAATCCATTCCTTAAGGGCACTACAGAAAAACAAAACGTAGGCGGTGGTGCTGGTGATGGTGGTGGAAAGCTGACAAATGAGGATATTGCAAAGAAGAAAGCAGAGGAAAGAAATAAGAAAATGCCAGACCATAAGTTCTGGAGTTAATAGGAGGTAAAGGTTTATGAATTTAGGTAACAACATAACTACTCAATCAGCAACTGGTATTGTAAACTTCTTGGATTCTGAACATGTAAGATACATTACTGGTGGCGTAACAATTGATAAGGCCACAGTGACAGCAGGAGCAGATAGCCACAAGGTTTTAAAGGCAGGCTCAATCATATGCGAAATAACTGCAAGTGGTAAGTATGGCCCCTTTGATGCAGGAGCTACAGATGGAAGGCAAACTCCAACACTTGGTAAGTGCTTCATAATGGCTAAGACAGTTGATGTAACATTCCAGGATGCACAGGTTGGCGCAATTGATATGGCCAGAGTATTAACAAAGAGACTACCAATACAGCCAACAACTGAAATTAAGGCTGCATTACCACTAGTTACTTGGAAATAGGAAAGGATAGGTGATATTTAATGCCAGATGTATTAGAATTATTTGACTCAAAGACAACCCTTGCATATGCAAGAGAAAGGAAACCACAGTCGAAGCTTGGGCCAGCGTTATTCCCTTTTAAAAAGATAAGTGAGCTTAAGTTTGAATATGTAAAAGGTGCAAATAACCTGCCAGTAATGGCAAAAATACATGCATTCAACTCTGAAGCTGAAATCGCTTCAAGAGATGGAGCAGATAAGGTTTCTGGAGAATTAGCTCTCATCAAGAGAAAGATTAAACTTGATGAAACTGATATCATAAAGCTTAATTCTCCTAGAAACAATAGAGAAGAGCAGCAGATCATAGATAAAATCTATAATGACGTTGATAACATGATGGACTCTGTTTATGCAAGAGTTGAGTACATGACACTTGAAGCATTGCAGACTGGTAAGATTGTAATAAATGAAAACAATATGAAGGCTACAATTGATTACCAGACTCCAGCGTCGCATAAGGTTACTCTTTCAGGAACAAACCTCTGGACAGATGCTGCATGTAAGATTCTTGAGGATATATACAATGGAACTGACAAGATAGTACAGGACACTGGTATTACTCCTACAAGAGCTTTAACTACAAAGAATATAGTTAATATCATCCTAAAGGATGTTAACATCAGAAAGGCTATATTCGGTGTTAATGCTGACAGATTAGCAACACTAGCAGACCTAAACAATCTATTAAGTGCGCAAGATTTACCGGTAATAGCAACTTATGATGAGCAGGTAAGGGCACAGAAGGAAGATGGAACTTACGAAACACTTAAATATATGCAGGGAGATAAATTCTTAATACTTCCAGAAGGAGAGCTTGGAGAAACTCTATTTGCACCAACTGCAGAGGAAATAAGGTCAAAGGTTGCTAATGGTGACGAATATGTATTTGTTCAGTTATATGATTCATCTCAGGATCCTGTAGGTACATGGACAAAGGCAGCTTCTATTGCAATGCCAACATTCCCAATGGCAGACGCAGTATATATGCTTACACCAATTATGAAATAGTAAGGAGGATATTGTAAATGGCTAAAGCAAAGAAAGAGGCTGGAGCTTTAAACCTTCAAGCCTTAACTGTTATAAGGCATGATGAGAAAGAAATACAGCCTGGTGAGAAATTTGAAATTGATACTGAAACAGGAGAATGGCTGGTAAGGATTAAATCAGCAATCAAACTTGAAGAAGAAACAAAAGATGAAGAGGAAGCAGGTAAAGAAGGAGCTGAATAAGCATGGATATAAATTCAGCTGATGCTTATATAAGTCAGAGTATTGTTTCGGATAAATGGAAAACATTAACTCCGGATAAACAGGAACAGTACTTGTTTACTGCAAAGAGTGTAGTTGACAGCATTGCAAGAGATACTCATGTCAATTACGAAAGGGCAATCTATGAGCAGATAATATACATGCTAATGCATGGCTTAAACCTATTAGATTTAAGCGCACAATCATTAGAAGGGGCTTCCAGGACATTCCGTGGAAGCTCTTATATTTCTCCTGTAGTTCAGCGAATGTTACATAAACGTTCTAGCAAGCTTTTATAGGAGGGATATAATGTTTGATGAAATCTTCAATCAAAAGGCTAAATGGTATAAGAAAATCGGACAAGATGCATTCAGTAAGCCAAAGTATGCTGAACCAAAGGAGATAAATTGCCTATTTCGTGGTGGCATGAAGTTAATAAAGGATAAGACAGGCAAAGAAGTTGTAAGCCAAGGTGTGTTTAAAATTCCTACCAAAGTAGGACTTGAAGATAAACTGGAATGTGATGGACAAACATATGTGATGCTTAACTTTAAAGATTGCCTTGATGTAGATGGAACCTATGCTTTTAGAAAGGTGTGGGTTTAATGAGTGAAAAACTGATTGATTTCTCTATAGAATGGGATGGCATAGGCGAACTCCTTAAGAACTTTGATAAGCTTTCGGATGATGTTGTAAAGGCTATTGAGAAAGGTGTTAACGAAGATGCAGAGGACTTACTTAAGGTAGCTCAACAACTTGCACCAAAGCTTGAAGGTACACTTGAAGGAAGTGGACATTTAGGCAAGCTAGAAAAGAAAGGAAAGGCTATTCAACAGCAAGTAACATTTAATACACCTTATGCTTTAAGAAGGCATGAGGAACCATATGGGAAAAAAGAACATATGGAATATGATCCTTCTGGCAGACCTGTCGGCAAGGTCATTGAAGGAAGAGGGCCTATCACACGAAGTAAATCATCCATAGATGGAATGGAACCAGGTAGAAAGTATCTTGAAAGACCTTTAAAAAGATACTATAAAAAGTATCAACAGCATATTGCAGATAAGGTTAAGGAGGTGCTTGATAAATGACATTACTTGAAGCGCTAGGAGCATTTTTAGAAGTATTAGGCATTGGAGCCCAAGGCACTGACTTATTCTTCAATAATCAACCTAGTGAGCCTAATAACTGCATAACTATAATCGATACTGGTGGATATCCTAGTGATGAAACAGGAGTGATAAGATACCAAACATTTCAAATATTAGTTAGAAACGAAAACTATGTTGATGCAAAAATGAAATCAGAGAATATATATAAAGTTCTCCATCTTCAAGAGAATTTTGAGATAGGAGAGTTTTATATTTACTTTGCTGAATCTGAAGATGAGCCTACACCTATAGGTGAGGACAATAATGGAAGAACAGAAATAACAATGAATTTGAGATTTGAAAGGAGAAGTTAGAATGGGACAGAAAAAGAATATAATCATCGGAAGTGCTAAAGTAAGTCTTTCAACAGATGGCACTGCATGGACTGAACTTGGTTATACAGAAGATGGAGTTGAAACTGATTATGAACCAACTTTCCAAGACCATGAAGTAGATGAAGAACTACTTCCAGTTAAAAAGACAAAGATAAAAGAGAGAATGCTTGTTTCTGCAAACTTAGCAGAAAACACACTAGAAAACTATAAAATTGCTATGGGATTACCTGAAACAGCACTTACAACGGATACAACAGCAAAAACAAAGACATTAGACTTAATTGTAAACTTCGATATACCAGAACATCACCTAAAGCTCGAAGGAAAGAGCCCAGATGGGCTTGATAGAACTATGACATTGGACAGGGTAATATCTGTTGGAAAAGTAAATACCAAGCATAATAAAAAGAATAAGAAGTTGATACCTGTACAATTTGAAGTTCTATCTAATGATTCAGGCAGCTATGGAAAAATAATTGATAAGTTGCCAACAGTTTAACAGAGGGGACAATTTCCTCTCTGTTTATTATTTAATTGGAGGGTTAGGATAAATATGAAGGATGATAAATCTTTAAACATGTCATTGCCACGTGAAACCACTATACATGGTGTAGTTGTGAAGAAACTTCCTAATGGAAAGTACCTTAGGCTCTTACAGATACTACAGGACTTCCCTAAAGAGGTATTAGGAGTATTGTGTCCTGATAAGACAGCTGAGGAAGCTCTTGAGGAAATGGGAGAGATAACATTCAATAAGGTAATAGAGTTAATTCCAAAGCTTATGGTACTATTGCCTGATAAAACCTTTGATGTGCTTTCAGAGTTGCTTGAAGTGGATAGAAAGGTGTTGGAGAATGAACTAAATCCGTTGGATACTATTGAAATACTTGAAGAGCTTGGAAGGCTTAACAGGTTTGATGAACTTAAAAAAAAATTAAGACCGTATCTAATGAAGATTCCAGTTCTGAACAGGATAATGACGATAGCTATTGGCTCCAATATTTAATATTGTGGGCAAGTAAGAATGGCATAAGTAAGAAATCTTTATTTGATGATTATTACTTTGATGAAACTATCGCAATGGTCGAAATATCAAAAACTCCCGATGAGGAAGAAGCTACAGATGCCACTATTGACGATTTGGAAGAAATGGGCTTTAATGTAAGTAGGGGTGAAAAATGATGAAAAAAAATAATAAGTTTATCTTGATGCCATTACTATTAATTCTTGTATTCACACTACAAATTTATGTATTTGAAATAAATGTGAATGCCAAAACGAATAAGCAAGCATCGACTTCTACAAAAAAACCAATAATAAAGACTGCAAAGGATTTAGAAAAATATTTGAATAAAAATTATTCTACCTTAAATACACCAGTTGGAAAGTTCTATTTCACAATTTATGTAAAAGAAAATGATGATATTAATAATCCTTTTGATTTTCATATTCAAACTTCATGGATGAAAAAATCAGACAAATTAATGGAGTTTAATAATTCAATAAAAATATCTAAAGACAACAAAACCAAGACAAAGCAATTACTTAAGAATCACCAAAAGAATATTGCAGCTGTTGCAATGAAATACTTCCCTAAAAAGAAAATAAAGGGAGGATTCTATGAAGGATGGTATAAATATCCTAATATTCGAGAGGATTGGCAAGAGATATTATTTTATTCATGGCGTAATTATAATTTCACTTGTGAAGACATTTTAATTGATTTTGCTGGATATAATGATACAATTGTAGCAAAGTTCATATGGGATACTGGCGCTGATACTTGGAGCAGTTTTATTGATTAGGAATATTTGAGAAAGATTATGGCACTCTGTTAAGGGTGCTTTTTTATTGCCTGAAAGGTGGTGAGTAAATGGATGTCGGTAGTATAACCGCCACGATTAGAGCTGCAGCTGATGAATTTGTGACAACAATAAATGGCGTTAAAAAGGAAATAAAGGATATAGCAAACGAAACAAAAGAACAGGCACAAAAGGCTCAGGATGCAGTTAACAGTATAGCTACAGGTTCAAAGAAAGTTGCAGATGAAACTAAATCAGCAACCCAAGAACTTTCAAGGATTACAGTTGTCGCTTCTGCTACTTTTTATGGAATGGTGAAGGGTATAGAAGATACTATAACTGTCACCAATAAGTTTAAAAACTCTCTTCTCGGACTTGAATCTACTGCACAAAGCATGAATGTTAATCTGCAAGAAACAACAGAGGAAGCTCAGAGGTTAGTTGATGATGGACTTATGCCTATAGGTAATGCAGCGACAGGGTTAAAGAATTTGCTTCAAGCAGGCTTTGGACTTGACCAAGCGGTAATTATAATGGAAAGATTTAAAGACTCTGCTGCATTTGGAAGACAAGCATCATTAAGTTTTGGAGAGGCGATAGCTAGTGCTACTGAAGGTATTAAGAATGGGAATAGCATTCTTGTAGACAACGCTGGAGTAACAAAGAACCTCTCTATAATGCTTGAAGAAGCAGGATATAAAGCACAGGATTTAATGAGGGCTTCTACAGATGCAGGAGTAAGGCAAGCAATATTTAACGGGATACTTAAGGAAACAGCTCATCAATCTGGAGATGCTGCAAAGCTTGCAGGAACACTCTCAGGACAAATGAGCCAATTCCAAACACAGGCTAACCTTGCTAAGACGGCTGTAGGGAATGCACTGACACCAGCACTTCAAGAGCTATATTCAGTAGGCAATTTTGTAACCAAAGGATTTACAGATTTGACGAATGCTGCTCCTGGAGTGGTTTCTGCCATAATAACAACAACAGTTGCTGCAACAGGCTTGCTTGCTATATTTACTGCTATTGCTGTTATTTTGCCTAAGCTTAGGGCAGGAATAGAACTGCTTAATACTACACTATTAAAATCCCCTTGGGGTTGGATAATATTAGCCATAGGGGCAGTAATAGGAGTAATTTATAAGCTTATAGCAGCAAATCAGAAAGCTAAAAGAGAGCAGGAAGAATACAACAAAACCCTTGAGGAAACCAATAGAATAAAAAGAGAAGGTATTCAAGCAAGTGAAATAAACGAGCGACAGAAGGAGATTGAAAGCCTTAGAAAACTTACTCAGGAGTATGATAATCATATAAAGAAGATAGAAGAGCTAAGGCAAAGGCAAAAGGATTTGGCTCAAGGTAATATAACAATTGACGGTAGAGAATCGAATGAGCAGGATGTAGTAAGGGAAAACATAGCGAATAAAATCCTTGAGGAAAAAGAAGCAATAAGACAGTTAGATGGTCAGTTAAAGGAATTAAATCACACTTATAGTAGCGCAAAGGATAGAGTTGATTCATTAACAGGTGCAATTGAGAAAGCTAATAAAATGAATTTCCAAGAGATACAGACAGATGTACAAAAGTATCAGCAATTGGACCAGGTAAATGCAAAGATCCTCGAGAGCGTTGAGGTATATAAAGAACTTGCAAGTAAAAAAGGCTTAAATGCAAAGGAAGCTCAGAAGCTTTCAGAAACCATGCAGTACCTTATAGATGTTTTCGGTGAGGACATAACAGTTAGGAATAAGAACGGAGAAATAATAAGTTTAAATATCCAGGCTCTTCAAAGAGAAGCTAATGCAGTTAAAAACAGTAGTAAAGAGAAAAAGAATGCTGTTAGAGAAGAGATTGAAAATAAGCGTAAAGAGCTTCAAGCAGAAATAACCAGAATAAATGGTGTTATTGCAGCAATAGACAAAGAAATAGCAAAATGGAAGGAACTATATTACGAAAGACGTAAAGCAGTAGGACCACTGGATAGAGAAGAAGATATCGATAAAGTAAAGGAATTCCAATTTGCTAGAAGTAGAGTAGGCTCGCTTAACAGTTGGAAAGCAGAGAATGAAAAAAATATACAGGATTATAAAAATGCTTTGGCTGAACTAGCAGGGATAAGAACTCAGCTTGATACCGCAGGTTCAGGTACATCTAGGATAGGTTCATCCGGTGCTAAATCTAAAAACAAAAATACTACAAATGAAGCTTTACAAAACGCTCTTGAACTATATGAATATAAAAAACATATGAACCAGTTAACCTTGCAAGATGAAGTTAAAACACTTGAGAATATCAAGTCAAGGTATGCTAAAACTGCTGAGGAAAAACGCCGTTTAGACATGATGATATATGATGTTAAAAAGGAAATTGATAGTAAGGTATTAAATGAGGCTCTTGATAATTATGAGTATAAAAAGCATTTAGACCAGCTAACCCTTGAGGATCAAGTTAAAATGCTAGAAGAGATAAAAAGCAAGTATGCTAAAAATGCTGATGATATTAAGAAAATAGATCTTCAAATATATGACCTTAAAAAAGAAATAAATGAGAAGATTCAAAAGGAAACAATGGACAGCATAAATAAGCTTAATGAAGGTATTTTAACTGCACTAAGGGCATGGTATGAAAAAGAACGTGATGCACGTGAGCAGGCCTTACAAAGCGAGATTGAAAGCCTTGATAATTGGAAGGATGAATCAGAAAAGAGAATCAAGGATGTTTCTGATAGCAAAATTAAGTCCATTGAGGAATCCTCTAAAGCTCAAATAAAAGCTATTCAAGGTGAGATAGATGCAATAGACCAAGCAGAAAAAGAAAAGGATAGAGCTGAAATTGATACTGAAGAGCTTAAGAAAATTAATAGGCTTAAAGAGGCTATAGAGTATGAACATAATGAGTTTAATAAAGCAGAGATGCAAAAGGAACTCAATAAGCTCATACAGGAAAGGGAGAAAAGACTTCATAAGGAGCAAATTGAAGATAAGAAAGAATCGCTTAAAGATCAAATTGATATTATTAAAGAAGATGCAGATAAAAGAAAAGAGTTATTGGAGCAGGATAAGGAATATGAACTTGATAGGATAAAGCAAATATATGAAGCAAAGAAGTTAGATTTAAATCAACAACTAGAAGATATTAAAACCTTCTATGCTAATAAACTCACTGAAGCGAATTTACAGGCCGAAGCTGAAAGGCTCATTATGGATAATAATCAAAAGGAAATAGTTAAACTACTAAACAGTTATGCTCCAGATTATCTTAATGCTGGGAAAACACTTGGACAAAAATTGTTAGATGGATTTAAGCCAAGCATAGATGAAATAAAATCAATGATTAATAGTATATATGTACAACTAGATACAGCAAGGCAAAGTGCAACAAATGCAATGAGCAATACTCTAACAGGATCTACATCAGAAAATGAATCGAACAAAACTTCAGGGAAAACAACTATATTCAAAAGTGATGTTACTATAGTTAATCCAAAAGCTACACCATCAGAAGAACAGCGCACATTTGAGAATGCAATAAGAAAAATGGGATATGAATGGGGGCTTGCATAATGAGAAAAGTAACTTTTATTAACTCTAAAGGAGAAAGCATTTTATTAACAAGTGCAGTTCCATTTATTCTCTATAAAATTGAAGGTAGCGGATGTCCTAAAACAACTAATTATATATCAGAAGCTCCATTTCAAGATGGGGGAGAGGATGTGGGAGAAAGCATTGCAGCCAGGCAATTATTTATGGAAATAGGTATAGTTGCATCAACACCTGAGGAAAAAATGCGATTGAGAAGTAAGATGCTCTCTATATTTAATCCTAGACTGGGTGTAGGGATTCTTCAATATGAATATGATGGTGGAATCAAAATAATACATTCAAAAATAGACTCTGGTCCAGAGTTCCCTGGAGGAAAAGAGAATTGTTCACCTATTTTTCAAAGAGCATTAATAACATTACTGTGTCCTAACCCATTTTGGTTAGATACTTATGAATCTAAAGAAGAAATTGCTCTCTGGACAGGAGAATTTGAATTTCCATTAGAGATCCCAGAAGAGGGAATTCAAATGGGGTATAGGGAAAGTAACCTTATTGTTAATGTTTTTAATAAAGGTGATGTAGAATGCAGTATGAGGATTGAATTTACTGCCCTTGCTAGTGTTGTTAATCCATCTTTATTTAACGTAAATACTAGAGAATATATAAAAATTAAAAGAACACTACAGGCAGGAGACAAATTATTAATAGATACTGATCCAAATAAAACAAGTGTGGAGCTTATAAGAAATGAGGTAAAATCTAATGTTTTCAATTATATAGACTTGGATAGCACATTTTTAAAACTTAAAACTGGTGATAATCTCTTTAGATATGATGCAGAAGGTGGCATAGACAATCTTGAAGCATCAATCTATTATAGACCACAATATGTGGGGGTGTAGCTTATGAAATCTATTAGAATAATCTCTCCAGAATTTGAGCTATTAGGTGAAATTAATAACTACGAAAGTCTAATTTTTATTAGGCGACATTACAGAACTGGAGATTTTGAATTGCATATAAATCTTAAAAAGCATCATACTGATAAGTTAAAAGAGGGCAATTTAATAATGCTTGGGCTAGATCCTCATAAGATTGGGATAATTCTTTATAGAAAGATAGAGCTGAATAATAGAGGTCAGGAAGAACTTATCATCAAAGGACATACATTAGAGGAAGTAATAGGGAGAAGGATAACAGTTCCTCCTGCAGGTAGTGGCTATGACAGAATAAAAGATAATGCAGAATCTATAATGAAACACTATGTTGATGTAAACTGTATCAATACGACTGATATTAATAGAAAATTTCCACAGCTTATAATTGCCCCCGACTTAAAAAGGGGTATATATACTCCTTGGCAAACCAGATATGAACTACTTGACACTGTAATTGGAGAAATCGCAGAATACTGTAATATGGGGTGGGAAGTATATTTGGATAAGCAAAATATGAAACTGGTATTTGATGTAGTATCAGGAAGGGATTTAACAGCGAATCAAGATATTTTACCTCCTGTAATATTCAGTGTCGATTTTAGAAATATAAACGAACAATCATATATTATTGATATGACTAATTATCGCAATGTGAGTTATGCTGGGGGGCAAGGTGAAGATGTTGAAAGATTAATACAGCAAATAGGAGATGCAGAAGGACTTGATAGAAGAGAAATATTTATTGACTGTAGTTCTGTAACAAACATAGATGAGCTTATAAGCTTAGGACAACAAAAATCTAATGAATTTAAGATAGTTGAAAATTTTGAATCTGAGGTACTGTCATTAGGTTCTTTTATTTATGGACAAGACTGGGATTTGGGAGATGTGGTTACGGTTCAGAATAAGAAATGGGGAATAACAATGAACACTAGAATTACCGAAGTAAGAGAGATTATAGAAAAAAGTGGCCCTAAGTTAGAAATAAGTTTTGGAAATGCAATTCCTACATTAATCTCGATTCTGAAGAGAGAATCAAAAAAGGTGGTGAGATAACATGGAGAAGTCGGGATTCTTTAACGGAATAAGTGGCGACAGGAAATACAAAGCTTCAGACTTTGCTGAGTATTTTAACAGCTTTATAACAAATGGAGTATTTCCGAATCCATCATCAAACTTACAAGTTATAGCAAATAATAACATGACCATTTCTCTTAAGTCAGGAAAGGCTTGGATTAATGGTTATATTTATATCAATACTGATGATTTAATTCTATCCATAGATCCTGCAGATGGTACCTTAAACAGAATCGATAGAATAGTTTTAAAATATGATACAGTGAATAGAATAATAACAGCACAGGTAAAGAAAGGTACATTTGCAAGTTCTCCGACAGCTCCAGCACTACAAAGAGATGCTGATGCATATGAATTAGGCATTGCTGATATAAATGTAGCAAAAGGTATAGTAAGTATACCACAATCAAACATAACTGATACAAGGCTAAACACAAGTCTTTGTGGTATTGTAAATAGTTTGATTCAAGCTGATACAACAACTCTTCTAAACCAATATGAATCAGGTATGCAGAACAAGGAAGCACAATTTACCCAGGACTTTAATACTTGGTTTGCTACAATTAGGGCTGCACTGGATGGAGACACTGCAGGCAACTTACTTAACCTCATAAATAACCATAAGGATGATAATACACTGCATAAGACAGCCAATATACCTATGACTAGTTATGTAATGTCTGCAAATGGTGGAGCTATATCACCAACTGATACAATTAACCAGGCAATAGGAAAACTTGAGAAGAATGCTGAGTCACATTTGGCAGATATTGCGAAACATATTACAGCAGATGAGAGAGCAGCATGGAATAATAAACTTGATAAATCAGGTGGTGTATTAACAGGGGATTTTTCAATTAATACAGGTGCTGGTTCAACAGCAAGGTTTTATTTTGATGATGCCTTGATGTTCGCTAAAAATAGTGTTGATGCAAGGCTTACAATTGCTTCAGATGGTACTGTTAAAGCTGTAGCAAGTAATACTATATTGGCTACAGCAAAAGGTATTTGGTCAGATACTTCTACATCAATACCTGCAGGTGCTACCTATACTAAAACTATTCCAATCGGATTTAATGCTAAAAAAGGTAGAATAATTCTTAAAGGTGTTGATGATTCGAAATTTGCATTAATACATATAACAACTGACGCTAATGATGCTACAAGTATTTGGGCGGCATTAACTAATACAGTAAGAGGATTTTCAAAACCATATAATGGTCATTTAACAGATAGTGTAAATGGAAGTGTTTTTTCTTCAAATGGTAATATAGAAATATTAGATGCTTATATATTAGGCACTAATCTATTAATAGTATTTAAAAATACAAGTACAAGTGCTGCAACTCTTAATATACATCAATGTTTATGGGAGGTTGAGGGATAATGGTTCAAGTAATTTATAGGAAAAGTGATTTGCTGTGTGTTGGAACTGTAATAGATGGCATAAGCGTTGAGCAGGAAATAGAATTAAATGTAATACCCAATTTTGGTGGGCAAATTTCTGATTATGAAGTATTTAATTCTGATAAAGCAAGTGCTTTCCATCTAGAAAGAAGCACTGACGGGAAGATTGCTGCAATAGATAATCCCATACCTTCACTGCCACCTACAAAAGAAGAAATACTCGCCCAAACTATTAGTCAGCTTACCCTGGAAAATGCTGACTTAAAACAGCAAATGCAGACGCTTTCAGAAACTGTTGCAAAAGCATTAATACAATAGGAGGGATACTATGAGTACATTTTTTAACTTTTTCAAAATGTGTTGGGATAATCAATGGGTTGATACAAATACCATGAAACAGGCTGTAAGTAAAAATAGAATTACAGCAGAAGAATTTAAAACGATTACTGGGCAGGAATATGTCGCATAGGGATAATAAAGCGAAGTAATTTATAAGACAAAGAGGGACTAGAGATAGTCTTTTTTCTTTGCCTATTTTTATAAAAAACGGAGGTGTGACATGGAACAGTTCACACAATATATTGAAAAAGTTTGGAGTGGAACCAAGCCGATATGGAGTGCTCTTTTGACAGCATTAACATTTGTAATGTTTCCCAATGGTGCATATTTATATTCAGCATTCGCTCTTGCTGGAGCAATGGCCTTAGACATCATAACGAAATATTGGGCACTTTCTAAGCAGGCAGGAGGGTACAGAAAAGCAGTACAGACTCGAGTAATATTTAGTGGCACCTTTTGGAGTAAGACAAGCATTAAACTTAAGACATATTTAGTTGTAGCAATACTATCAGGACTTGCATACAGGGTTACGTTTTTAGAGCAAATAGGCATATTTTTAGGGACATTTGCCTACACAATGATGTTCCTCAGGGAAGCTCAATCTATCCTAGAGAACTTAGAGGATGCAGGGGGAGACGTGGGATGGCTAATTAAATGGACAAAAAGGAAACAAGATAAAGTTCTAGATGATGAAGACATTAACGAAGGAAAGGAGGAATAGCTTTGTTTGAGATAAGACAAAGATTTTTGACTAATAATGATTGCTACAAAGCAGGGAAAAAGCATACTGTTAAAGGTATCATGTGGCACTCAACAGGTGCTAATAATCCTAATTTAAGCAGATATGTTAGCCCTGATGATGGTATTCTGGGGGTGAATAAAAACGGAACAGACTGGAATCGACCTAAGCCTGGTGGTCGTAGTGTATGTGTACATGCTTTTATTGGTAAGGATAAAAATGGAGTAGTTCGTACCTATCAGACATTACCATGGGACATGGTTGGATGGCACAGTGGCAAAGGGAATAAGGGTACTGCAAACTATATGGGGTACATTAGCTTTGAAATATGTGAGGATGGTCTTGATGATCCAGTGTATTTCAGCCAGGCATATCAGCAAGCAATAGAGTTAACTGTGTATCTTTGCAAGAAGTTCAATCTATCAGAAAAAAATGTAATATGCCATTGCGAAGGGTACAAGCTAGGAATAGCCTCAAACCATGGAGATGTAATGCATTGGTTCTCTAAATACAATAAGAGTATGGACATAGTAAGAACAGAGATTAGAATGAGATTAAGGCCAGAGCAAGGAGGGTTTAACCTTATGGATAATATCAATAATCTGAAGCCTATCTGCAAAGGAAAGCTTAAGGGTACAAATGGATTAGCATGTTACTCACAACCATCCAGAGCTACCAAGACAAAGACTATTTTAAGAAAGATACATGAGCCTTTTAACATTTTTGCAAGGACATTAAATACAGAGGAAAAAACTGATTACATTTTGGTAAATATCAATCCAAGCTGTATTCAGTGGGTTGAAGCTAGTGGTGTTCAATTGGTTCTATAATAAATTTTCGAGGAGGAAAAGGTATGAATTTTATGTATGAGTATGGTTGGATTATATTAGTTGCGGTGATAGCCATAGTGTACTTTGTATCCATATACAAAAAATATGGCAAAGGAGCTATGCTATCTGAGCTAAAGAAACAGGCATATATGCTTATGCTTGCTGCAGAAGATAAGTATGGAAAAGGAACAGGTCCTATTAAGTTCCAGTGGGTTGTAGATGAGTTCTATTCTATGTTACCTAATACTTATAAGAAGATCTGGACTAGGGAACAAACAGGACAGTTTGTACAGAATTTATTTGATAAAATGAAAGAATATCTTAATAAGAAGAGCAATAGAAATATTCCACCTAAGGTGATTGAGCCAACAAGCACAATAACAGAATTTAGATAGTAAGTTTTACCCCGGGGAATTTCCCCGGGGCTTAAGAAACATGAGTGTATAATTTTTTTATGTATAGTATTATAGACAAAGACAACACAAAAACAACCTACATAATTAAATTGACATTTTTTTATTTGTTGGAGAAATTACATTGTTAAATTTATCCTCGAGCTTTGCAAAATATTTAATATCAATATTTAGTTTTTTATAATAGTAATTTTGTGCACTAGTTAAAATGTAATTATAAACTTTTGTAATACTAAATGATTTTTGCTTTAGTGCAATATTAACATAAGTACAAATTGGAGGGAGAAATATAGTTCCTATAGCAACAATCAGTTCCAAAATTGATTGGTTTATTTTTTTAGAAAGATAGTAAATAAAACAAACCAAACTAACATATATAATAGGAACTATAATATTGACAATGGTACGTGATTTTCTATCAGCCGTATTTTTCAAATTTAATAACATGTTATAATTATGTTCTATTTCTTCATTATAGTTTCGTTGAATTTCAGAGTTCCGCTTTTCTTGTTGTTCCTTCTCATATTTGATCTTGTCCATCATAGCCATAGCTTGTTCTATTTCATCTTCATAAATTTTTTTAATATCGTTTACATGTTGCTTATTTGTTCTGACATATTCAGAAATTATATTATAATATTCGTCTTTAAGATCTTCTTCAGGTTCAATGTTTGTTACTTCTTTCAGTTTATAAATTAAATCTTGATTTCTATAAATATCTCCGATATAGTTTTCGCTATCAGGCATATCCTTTACATAATCTTTTATACATTCACTAAACTTGTTCAAAACTGAATAATCAACATATCTAGATGACTGGAAAATAGATATATCTTGTGTTATGGCAATATCACCAGTCCTTTGAGGATTGTGTATCCATAAAATTTTTGTTAAAAGATCCTCGGTTATAACTTCGGGGATACTTCTGGTGGCTATATGATTTTGGTAACAAAAATTAAAAAGTACACTATCGCATGTTAATAGAAAAAGTTTGCTATCTGCAAAAATAGCTTTCTTACCATCTCTTCTTAATTCAATATATTTAATTATTTTCAAATCCCTGATAACATTATGTTTTACTGATTCTTGTACTTCATCAGGTAAACCATCTATTTTGAAAGTTCCACTTTTTATGGACTCTAAATCAAGATTAATATTTCGATAACCATTAAGGTATAAATATCTCGATAATTTTTTGAAAAATAATTCATTATACAAGTCTTTATTAATTTCGATATCATCTAAATTAATAAAAGGTTTTATTATTTTTACTTTTCGCAATATAATTTCATCTTCAATGTGATTTATATAATCATTAAATTTATAAAGATCCCAATTTCTTCTGTAAATAGCACCAAGAATACTATCCATATTTTCTGCTTCAATTTCATCAACTTTTTCTTTTATTTGACCTTTTTCCATTTTAGTATAAATGGAAGTTAATACTCGCCTTATTTCATCAATAATATCAGGAAATACATATAAGTTATAGTTATTATCTTTAAGCAGTTCTAAAAGTTCATATGAAACTGTATTTAGCATTGGATTTTGCAAATCTAAAATTCTGAATAAGAAATTAGAGTCAAGAATTACATCCATTTTTCTTATATTTTTATCACTAAGAAATTGTCTAAAGTTGTTTTTGCGAGTCATTGAATGAAGTAAAAAGCCATAATAAATATTACAAAAGGTTTGATAATTATCTTCATCACGATTTTTAATATGTATAAAGAAATCTGAAACACTTACAATTCCTTTAGATGGAAGTGAACTTGTTTTATAATTTTCACCAATAATATTAACACATTCGATATTACTATTAATAAATTTAATGAATAAGTCTATTACTTCTTCATCGGATATTGTAGTACATTGACAATAAGATTTATAACTATCAATTAGCTTATTGATATCTCTTTTAGATTTATCAAATGATTTTTTATAGTCAAGGCCTTCTTTAGTATAATCATAAATTAGCTTTATTTTCTCATATCCACTGTATTGTTCTATTTTACCTGATTTTCTTAGCTTTTTTAAAAGTGCTCTTATAATTGATATTGGTAATTTTAGATTACAGTCTTCATAGATTTTTTCTATTATTTCTTGAATATCTATATATTGCTTATCTAGCAAAGTTAATGCGTATTCAATAAAAGGTAAATATACTTCAGCTAAATCTTTTTTATGGTTATAAAATGATCTGATTACTCCCATATTTATCAAAAAGTATTTTTCCATATAAATATCCCTCCTAAAATTTACAGAAATAAAGATGCACAATACATTTATTACCATAATAGCACAGTGGAAGTAAAAATTGAACTGTTTGCAGGAAAAAACATACAAATAGAGAATATATACCATACTATACATAGGAAGGTGATATGTGTGGTTAAAAATAAGCTTAAAGAAATACGAATGAGAGAATACATGATGAATCAAACAGAGTTTTGTGAAAAAGACCTCAATATGAACATCCGAACCTATTCACCAATTGAAGGTAATAAGGTTCAGGGGAACATTGAAACAATACTACAAATAGCCAAAGCTCTTAATCGGAAAGTAGAAGATATATGGCTCCTGGAATAGGAGTCGTTTTTTTATGCCATTTTCTGTGTTTGCGGAATAAATATTAATTTGAAGAAAAGTTATGTGGACATGCATATTTAGTATTACCTTTTCATACCTATATAATAGAAAATTAAAAATGGTATGAAGGAGTGATACTGTGATTATTGGTGTAGATGTTGGCTATACCTATACAAAATTCTGTACAGAGACTAATGAAGATATATTTCGTAGCACAGTAGAAGAAGGGGCAAAGGAGATAAACAAGGAAAGCATTATTGTAGAATATGAAGGTAAACAATTTACAGTTGGAGATAAAGGTGCTTATAGCGTAGATCTAAATAAGATAGAGGATAGGACATTTAAAATATGCTTAATTACAGCTATAGCTCAAGCAATGAAATATAATGCTGAGGAAATCAATTTAGTTACAGGCTTGCCTATAGACTATTACTCAAAGCAAAAACTAATATTAAAAAATAGTCTTGAAAATAAAGATGTTTTTATCAAGTACCAAGGTGAAAGTAAAGTATTTACTATTAATAAGTGCCTGGTATTTCCTCAAAGTGCAGGATTAATAGCTCTGGAACCTGATAGATTTAAAGGTGATAATCTTGTCATTGACATTGGGGGAATGACAGTTGATGTTGCTTATTTTGAAGGGTTGAAGCTTGTTAAGCACAGAACATATCCTTTAGGAATGCTTAAGGTGTACGGAAAGGTAATTCAGTATCTTAATAGCAATTATGAGACAAATTACGATGATGTATTAGATGCAGAAAAGGTAATGAGAGATGGACTATTTATAGATGAAAAAAAGATAGATGTAGACTTTAGCTCAATTCTAAAGCCTCATGCAGAAGACATTCACAGACCTATAAAGTTAGAATTTCCGTTTAAAACATCAAAGAAAACTTATATAGGTGGAGGAGCATTGGCGTTAAAAGATTATATTCTAGGAGAAGTAAAAAAAGATAATATATATGCTAATGCTAGAGCTTTCCACGAGATAGGATGTGAGAAGTTTGACAACTAAAAAAGCTATTTCTATGAGAGATGATATATTGGATTATGGCTTAGAAAAGGCAGATAGGTTATTCCAGGGGAATTTCTCCGCTTATATATGTTATCTTATCTCAAAGGACAGAGAAGAGGTTACAGATCCAAAGAAGAAAAGGAACACTAATATAACTGCTGCTATAGATGAAATCATGAATATTTAGAGCAAAAGAAAAGGGCATATAAAATGCCCATGACCGCTTATACTGTCGCTTCCTCGCTTCGCTTCGTACGCTATACAGTACAGCGTATGCTAGGGGTATGGTGAATTATGCTAGTATGTCAAAGGTTTAATAAATTATTTACAATTAGTGACCAAATATTGAATATCCTACAAAGTCAATTAATCGAAATACTCCATATAGAGCTCCAGATCCTAATCCAAAGATAATTAATCCCATAAAATCACCTCAGTTAAAATGATTTCCATAAAACAGTTTATTATTCAAAGAAGGGGGATTATAGTGAAAAAATTTTTGTTTAAGATAAGTTTTGCATTAACTACTATAGCTGTTTCTTTTCAAAATATAGCCTATGCGGCTGGCGATGATGAAGCAGGATGGGATCTTGTTAGTATTGCAAGAAAAGGTTTGTTTTGGATATGTATGTTTGTAAGTTTTTATGGACTATATCTACAAGTATTGAAAAAAGATGATACAGGGAAAAAAGCTATAATTACATCTATAATCGTGTATGCTGCAAGCTTTATACTCCCAAATATATTCATATTAATCCAAAATGCTTTTAAATAGGGGGTGTAAGATTGAAAGCTATAACAGAGATGTGGGAAGTTATTAAAACGATCTATCGATATATTACTCACCCCATGGAGTTTATAAAAGATTTTGCTACAATGATATGCGATATGAGCTTTGAAGTGTGTCTCTTTTTATGTTTCCTGGGGATAGTACTATATTTGATAGGTGTTGAAAAGGGAGCAAAATTAGCCAAAATTTCATTCTTTGCCTTTCTTGCTATACAAATATTTCGTTGGGTGGCGACAAGTTAGATGAGATGGGAGAAAATTAAGTCAGGTGATTGCAAAGGAATGTGGTCCATTAACTGGAAGGAATACCTCCAGATAGTGAATCCTAAATACTCCATTCTAAAGATTATTCCCGATACATCAATACGCAATTATGATTCTGAGAATATAGCCAGGGTAATATGCAATATGTATTCAATCCCGTTAGAACGAATGTCACTAAAGAATTTTCATTTCACATATAAACTACCGAATAAAACAGCCTTCTTTGTAGATATATCACTCCAAGAGGTAAATTTCTTTATAATCACTCCTGAAGAGTATGAAAAACTTATAACTGAAAAATGTACAGCTACATGGCCAAAGGCAACAATACAGAAGATAAGTTCCTTCCCCATGTTTTCAAAACAGGCCATAAAGTACGAAATGATATATAAAAAAGAGGATGCTTTAAGTCTTAAGGTGGATAAGAGAAGTAATGAACCCTTAAGCAGCATCCTGAATGTTCTTGATATCATGGAGCAGGATGATAGGATAGGCATATTTTATAACTTTATACCAACAGAGCAACAAGGATGGAGAAATAAACATAGAGATACCCTTGAAAAAATCAAAAGAAATGAGCCTATAGGCAAAGAAAAGATCAATTTACAATACATCATGACATGGCTTATCGATGAACTTATGAAGGTAGTAATAATGGTATTCAGTGAGATAGGTGACTTTTTGGGTGGGGGAAAGAATATAACAGAAACTTCAATTAATACTGTAGGGATAAATATGTATAACAGGCTCTCAGAAGCTACTTTACGAAAAGGTGATAGGAATGTACTGGAAACGCAAATAATCATTCAGAGCGACAGCAGGGACGATAAAAGAAAGAAAAATAATGCCATAGCTGTATGTGAAAGCTTTAAACCTATAGCTGAGGATAATAGCTTCAATTATAAACCAATCAAAAGCATTATAAATGTAACTGATTACAAGGTAAAGGGTGCTGCAATTAATTTTGTTAGTACAGAGGAAACTACAAATTTTTTTCAGGTACCAGGAAGAACACTATTACAGCAGTATCGAAATATTGAAAAGGTGGATGTACTTGAAAATCCAATTCCGGATGAACTAAGTCAAGGCTATATATTTCTTGGAGACTCTACTTATAAAGGAAGGAATTTTCCTGCCTACTTAAGGGATGAGTACAATCAAGGGAACCTTCCCCTTTGTGTTATGGGGCCACAGAGCTCTGGAAAAACAACTTTCTTTGCAAACTACACAGTAAATGCTCATAAAAGAAATGAAGCTGTTATCATACCTGATTTTATAAAGAATTGTGAGCTGTCAGAAGCAATAGAACGTGTGATACCAAGGGAAGATATTTGTATAATTGACCTTTCAAAACCAGAATGCTTACAAGGATTTGGATATAATGAGGTTAAACTAAAAGATAATGCATCGGATTTTGAGATTCTTGAAACTGCAAATATGAAAGCTCAGCAAGTAATGTCATTGATTGATAGCATTAATAATGAAGGAGCTGCTCTAACAGGACGAATGAGAAGATATCTTTCAGCTGCTGCAAACGTAGTCTTAATTCAAAATAATACTAATCTTAGGGATGTTGTTAATTGTTTGCAGGATTATAGGAAGAGAACTGAGTTTATCAATGCAATTCCAGATGGAGTGATTAACTATGTCGAAGACGAAATAAATACATTGAGAGAGTTGGATGAATACACAGTTACAAAGGATAAGGAAAGCAAGGAAGTGTTAAGTGATGTTACAGGTACAAAGGAAAGCAAAATAGAGTACATCTTGGACCGCATTAATCTTCTTAAAGAGGATGCAAGACTCAAGTATATGTTTAATAAAAAACTTGATGGCAATATAGATTTTGTCGAGGAAGTTGATAAGGGTAAGGTTATTCTCATAAAAATGCCGGAAGTTAAGTTTCCATTGCAGTATGTTAAAAATGTGTTGGTAACATATTTCACAACAAAGATATGGTTAATGTTACAGATCCGTGGAGCAAAATATGAAAAGCCTAAAAGGTGCCATATTATATATGATGAAATTTTTCAAGCACCTACAAGCGAAAGAATACTAAGGGATGTCCTTCCTCAGAGTAGGAAGTTCGCAGGAAAATTTGTATTCAGTTGTCATTACCTCAGCCAGATTGAAACTATTAGGGAAGCCCTAAAAGCTTCTGGAGCTTCATACATGCTATTACAAGGTACTGATAAAAAGAATTATGATGAACTTAAAGAAGAATTGCAACCTTACGAATTAGAGGACCTTTTAAATTTGAAACAGTATAACAGTCTTAACTTAATCAAATATGAAGGTGGCTATGCAAAGTTTATAACTAAGCTTCCACCACCAGTAAAATAAGGGGGTATATAAATGAGTAATAATTTAAGGGATGCTATTTCATGCCTACGAGATTTAAGAAAGAAAACTAAGGATAAGGAAAAAATTAAGCAAATAGATAAGAGACTAAAGGAACTAAGAGTATATATGAAATAGGAGCCTAAGGGCTCCCTTTTTAACTTGACAAAGCGAACGTATGTTCTATAATAATATGTGATGGAAGGAGGAATATCATGAAAGTAATTAATAAACCAATTGAAATGGTTGCATTATTTACAAGAGAAGGTATACCTAAGCCCATGCAGTTTTGGGTTCAAGCGAAAGATGAATCTATTTGTTCTGTAAAAATAGAGAACATAATAAGTAGAGAACCACATAAAGGTAAAAACACAATAATAATAAGGTGTGAATGTGTTATAAATAATATCAAAAGAACCATGGATATTGAATACTGGTTGGAGTCTTGTAAATGGATTTTAAATAGTATTGAGTAGAGGGGGAATGAGGATGGAAAAAAGTATAGAACTTACGCCACTTGATATAAGGTTATTTGATATAATTAAGCAGTATATAGATGAAAATAACTATTCTCCAACAGTTAGAGAATTAGCAGGATTGTTAAATGTAAAATCTACATCTACTGTCCAGGATCACCTAGATGTGCTAGAGAAAAAAGGATATATAAAAAGGAATAAATCTATGTCAAGGACAATCAGAATATTGCAATGTTAG